TTAAGCACTTGTTTTTGCTACAAGCGGAACGACTTTACCCCAATTTTCCCCCACAGTTGTGAAATCCCAGCCCTTCGTAAACGCCTCGGCGCCGATCTCCGGCGTTCCGAGTTTCACGTAGCGCTCATGCTCGTTTGAAAGCCACCCACCTTCCTCCTTCAGGCGCAGCGTGTCCTTCGTCTGCGCGTAGAACCATGTTGCCCACGAATGGCGGCATACATGAGGAGTGATGACCTTGGGATCGCCGCCGCCGTTCTCAACGGCTCGCGCGAAAGCCGTTCTGACCTGACCTCCTCTGCCCACCTTCTCGGTGAAGGCTTTGCCATCGAACCGACGGAACAGTGGCCCAGGCTCACCGATATTTGGAAGAACCGATAGGGCTGCAACCACCCGCGGCTGCAAGGTCACCCTCCTCTCATGTCCGTTTTTGGGATCGCGAAGCATTGCCCATCGTCCTTGAAGGCTGACATCGTCGCGCCCATCGATGGCGAAAGTCTCACCGGCACGGGTGCCCTGACCAAACCAGAATGTAATCAGAGCCGGCAGCCAAGGGCTGGGTTGGGTTGTTGCTGCCTGGATGATTGCGTCGGCCAGAGCGGGCATGACGAACATCGTCCTGGCGCCGCCGCCCTTTGGCGCCCGTAGTTTGTCGTCTTTCACAAAATTGATAATGGCGGATACCGGCACATAGAGATGTCGACGGATCGTGGCCGGCGCACGGCCGGGATAAATCGCGTTCGCCGCGCGTGTCATCGCCACATTGTCGATGTCACCAAGCCTCGTTTCTTGAAAATGCTCAAGAAGCCTATCGAGGAAGCGGGTATCCTTGCCGCTGTCGATGTAGGCCGTCATGGCCTTTGCAAACGACATATCCTGCCAGCCTGCCCGGGTTGGGGCTGTCTGTAGTTCTTGGATTATCTCCGCAAGTTTTTTCCTTGCTTCAGGCTTTGAAGTCTCGCCCGTGCTTCGTTCAACTCGGATACCGTTGAACGTGCCCCGCGCGATCCAGTATGGGCTTTTTGGGCGCTTTGTGAGGGTGAGCATCCTACCGGCTCCATTATCCTTTCAAGGTCATCGGGGGTGAAGAACATCGCCCTTCCGATCTGACGATAAGCGCCAATTTCCCGCGCTCGCTCCCTCAAAGCGCGCTCTGAAATCTCGACGCCTCGTTTCCACAGGATGTCCACAGCCTCGGCAGGCGAGATTGCACGATCCAGAATGGTCGCTGGCCTACCCATCGCGGCACCCTGGCGGAACAACAAGTCCCGTCCCCCGTTGCCACAGGGAAAGGAGGCCGACATGGCCGACACATCTGCCTGGTGGGACAAACCCGTGCATGTTTTCGTAACCGACAGCAGCGTTGTCGCCGTCACGCGCCTCGGCCGCGCCGTCGAGTTGCTGCTGGGCGACTGGCCGGGCGACGGTCCTGCCTATCTGGAGGCACGGAAAGCGGCGCTGGAGGCCTATTCCAACCCCGACAATGCTAAAGCGCAGGCCAAGGCCCAAGAGGCATTTGCCGAGGCCGCGCGCGAGGCCGGGATACTGGCGGATTGATGGGGTGCTAGTCATCCTTCCCCTCCGTGAGAGCGGAAAACAGGCTTGGAAAATTCAGCAGAGCCAGATCGCGGCGAAGGCCAAATATGCCGATGTCGTGAGCAAGAGCCGCCGCCTCTTTCGAATCAAACCAGCCAAATCGATGGATTTTCCCATCCAATTTCGCCATCGCTTGCCATGGGCGGACCTTCCCCTTCGGGTTGAAGCCTATTCCCCGATACCCATACTTGCTGCGGGGGGCAATATTCGCGGCATTGTGGCTGTGGGATACAATCCGCAGATTTGACTTTCTGTTGTTAAGGCCATTCCTGTCGATATGATCGACAATCTCTCCGGGTTTAGCACCGATGATAATCCGGTGCATCCTTAGGCATGGAGACCCTCTCCCGCCATGGCCGATGGCATATGACGTATTTCGACTGCGCTTCACCCACCACTTTCGGCCTTCAATCTTCGGAAGGTCTTCAGCGTCGATTATGGCAAACTCTCCACCGGAGAGTTCAATCGCGACCGCATCGTCGCGGTCGCTCCGCTGCGCCTCAGTCAGTCGCATCCTGCGCCTCCAGAGCTTTGAGTGCGGCGCGACCTGCGGGGGTGATGCGGTATCCACCTGAGAACTTTGACTTGCCTACCCTGACGGGGCATTCGACGGATGCCACGTAGCCAAGCCTCATCATTTTCGATGTGAACTCGTCACCGCCTCTGTCATAAACTCCGCCCCATACAGGGAAAGCTTGGCGCGCGAGCCACCTTAGTTCCCGGCGCTCATCGTCAGTCAGTCGCATCCTGCGCCTCCTTTCATCGAGCGGGCTTTGGCAACCTGCCGAAACGCCTTGTTCCATTCTCGCGGGGTATCGGTTCCGTAGGCGCTTTCAATGAGGCGATCCGCAAGATCGAGAGCCGCGAAAGCTTCCGCTGCGCCCGGCGTCATCCCCCGCACCTCGTCGGGAGACAGGATCACGTAGCCTTTGCTTTTCAAGGCGTCGATGATCTGGTCTGCAATTGCCAAATCTGCCTTGTTCGGGCGCGTTCCCGGCCCTCCGATATCGACAGCGGACCATTTAGCTATCACCTCGCGCGCGCCCATCACTCTGCGCTCCCTGTTATTGCGTCTCTGCCCTCTTCAACGCAAATGCCGTGGTCCAAGCACGGATGTCCGCCCCGTCCAATCGCAATACCCTGCACGCCGAGCATGCCCCCGCGCTCGTTTGTAAACTCCACGCAGTAGAACCGCTCGCTGCGCGGCGTGTCGCCATCCATCGTGTAGACCTCGCACCGCCAGTCGCGGACACGGAAACCGGCGTCTTGCTGGAGCCGTCCGAGGGCGTATCGCTGCAAGCGACGGACAAGGCCGGGAGAGATGACCTGATCGGTATCGTGGAGGCTGTCCGGTAGGCGCTGGCCGACCATGTTATAGCGGGCTGGGGCGCGTTGTAGGACGAATGACGTGATCATGTTCTTTACTCTGCGCTCCCTGCGAGGGCGGCACGGGCATAGTCCTGCAAGACTACAGCGCTCGTGTCGTCGTCTGGCCTGTCACGGAAGATGCGGATGAGTCTGTCCACATACCGGCCCGTCGCGGGTAGCGCCCCCCTTATCGCGCTCGCTGGAGGGGTGGCGACGGGAGAGGTGTAGAGCGTCGGCGGAGACACGCAGTCGCGGTGTGGTACTCCTTCTTCGTCTAGGCACCCGTCGCAAAGCCACCGCCCGTCTGGCGTCACATAAATGTCGGTACGGTCGTGCCCGCACATTTCTGGATTGTGCTCGTGGCAGTGCTCACAGACATACATGATCTTCGGATACGCCACAGGTTCCGGCTCCACCTCTCCGGCAGGCTCGGCAAGGGCGGAGAGGATGCGGCGCTCGTAATCGGCTTGGGTGGCGGCTTTGGCCTCGTCTGCGGTTTCAAATGTTCCTATAGCGCCCACAGCTTCGCGGTCGAACACGACGCGATATCCATCTCTCTGGATATCTATGTTATAGAAAACCCCAAACGAACCGGCTTCCGCGTCGGCGCGGTCGGCCCAGCCCTCTGTCTCGTATTCCGACCACTCCAGCGGCTTGACCACCACCCGCGCCTCGGCAAGGCGCTCGGCGGCTTCGGCGCGTCTGTGTTCGTCCTTAGCGCGTTCGCCATTCGCGATAGCGAGGTTATGATTTGCATCCCGATCCCGCCTGACCTGCTCAAGCTCGGCGCGAAGGGCTTCGTAATCGGAGTGGTGAACATAAACACCGTTGGGCCGCTTGGCTAAACCCCATCCTTGGCGACCGTCCCTGACAAGAGTGTAGCGCTCAACCATCTTCGTTGCCTCCTTCAAGGGCGCAGCGGGCGGCTAGCAGCGCAGGCTGTGTAAAAATTACGCCACCAAGAAGACCCTTTGATTTCCGTCCGTCGGCGTGACGCGCGAATGGTTCCAGCGCCGCCCGCAGCCGCACATTCTCGGCTTCCAAGGCTTCGATGCGGGCGGGTGAAGTTTCATCTAGAACGGTCTCGAAATGCCGTTTCAGGCCATATAATTCTTCGATGCTGTTGATGCGTTCTTCTCTGATCTGCACGGTCACCAACATGAGAGAGAGTTCTACGCATTCGCGCATCGTGTAGACGGGCTTGTCAGTCATGACGCTTTCCTTTCAAACAGCGGCCCATCTTCCGGCAATGCGAACTTGAGCCGCCACGTCCGCCACGCTTCGGTGACTGCGCCCGTGCCGGGGAACAGATCGTGCAATTCATCATCGGGCCGAGCTGCGACCATTTCGAAAGCCCAATGGCAAACAGCCTCGGGCTTGGCCCCCGTCAGACCGCGCTTGAGCGTAATGCTCTCCTGAATCCAGTCGCGCATCACCAGTCGCTTGCTGACGACCGGCTTTCGGGCGGGCTTCACTACGACAGGCTCCCACGCATAGGCGACGGGAACGTTGCGCTTGAAGGCGGCAAATCCCTTCACCCATGACATCCATCGCGCGCCATCGATCTTGGCGACAAGAGGCGCGAGTGTTGCCATGCTGGTTGGTGTGGCGGACGCGTGAAGCACCCAGCCATCGAACTCGCTCTCCAGGCGATCAAGCAATTCGGCGTGGTCAACCTCCCCGGCATAATCTGGGTGATCCCGGTAGAGGTGGGCGCATCCGATATAAGGAGGGTCGGCATAGGCGATCCTGCTCATCGGACAGCCTCCGGTGCGGTGGGGGATGCGGGGAGGCCAGTTGGCCTAGCAGGGAAGGGATGCCACAGGAGAGCATCTGGCCGCTCGTCAGGTCGGCCATTAATGATTACGTCTTCATGCATCCACCAGTAACCGGCGCAGCTTCGGGTGGGCTTTTGCCACCCCGCTACAATCACTCGATCCAGTTCCGGCGCGCTATCCATCGATCTCCACCCACCACCTGCGGAGAGACGGAGCGCGGTGGCGGCTTCGAGGCAGGTTTTTGCGGTCAGCTTTGCCGTTTCGTCGTGCCAGAATTGCGTCAGGCCGTCCTGTCGGCCGTCTTCAACCATCTCTGCGCACTCAACAAGTACGTCGATCAGCCCCGCCACATCAGGCGGCGTTACGGCTTCGGCGCGACGGTTCCAGACCTCGACAATGCTCCCGTCAAAGGTGTCATTCGAGAAATGAGGAAGCGGACAGTCTGTAGGCTCTGCATGGATGACGGCATCCCGGTCGCCTTCTGAAGGCCAGAGCGCACCGCGAAGCATCATCGCTGTCCCGCAGAAGGGGCAGGGCTTGAGCGCCTTTTCATTAATCTGCATGGCTATGCGCCTCCTTGGCGACAGGTCTGCCGTACACGTCGCGGACGCGCGGCGGGAGTTGTTTGGTGAGGCGCTTGGGAGCGCGCTTGTCTCGGGTGGAGAGCTTGGAAGATGGGCGGACGGCACCGGTGTGCTTGCCGCGAACCTTGGCCACCTTGGCCTTTTCCCTTACGTCCTGAGCGGATTTGCCGACGTGGCAATGGGAGTGCGCCGGCGCCAGGTTCGTCTCGCGGTGCTCACCGCCATTGATCAGTGCGACGACGTGATCGGCCTGCCACGTCTCGCCGGTCTTGATCGGCAGCTTGCACAGGTGGCAGATGCCGCCGTCTCGGTCGAAGACGCGCAGGCGGACGCGGGGCGGGATGTTGACGCCGTGGTGGGCGCCTATCCACTCTTTGACGGGGCGGGCCATCATGCGCCCCCGATCTGATCGATATTCCCGAGGATCGGCGTGAAGGTGTAGGCGGCAACCCAGGGGTTAGTGTCCCAGACGTATCCGCGCGCGGCGTTGAGGCTCTCCCAGAGAAAGCGAAAGGCCGCTACAGGAGAGAGCCAGCTACCTTGATGGAAGGGTTCCGGCAGAACCCACCAATCTGGCTCAATCACGCCCGGCTTGTGAATGAGACCTTCCGAAATTGCATCGTCACGGCTGATCTCCTGCAGCCGCTGCACGCGGACATCGGTGACGATCAGGGTGATGCGGCTGGCCCAGCGGGGCAGGAACATCGCCGGACGGAGTTTCCCTTTCAGGCCGATCTCGGCATAGCTGCGGGCCGTTGCCGCGTGCTCAATATCAGCATCGCGCGGAATATCTCTCGGCGGCGTTCGGTCGAGGCTCCGCGCCGCATGCCACGCCTCGCGGACATAGAGGCGGTCGCCGACGGCTGCTGTGCGCGGCCATCGATACGGCTTGTCGTTCTCATCGAAGGCGGTGATGACGCCCTCATCGACGACCGCAGGCGGCTCATCGCACCACGCGTCCAACACCCGCCGCGTCTGCGTCTTGCCGGTGCCGGGCTGCTCGATCTCGCGCAGAATCGCGCGGACCATGGGGGCGGAGAAGAGAATAGGGAGATCAGCCATCAAGCAATCTCCCCGACTTCGACACCAACGATACCAGCGATGATCGGCAGCGTGTCGCCAGCTTCCTGCTCTCCGAAACAGACCAGCTTGCATTGCTTGACGACGGACAGGGCCTTGTCGCGGGCCAACTGGGACAGATCTTCGGGCGCCGTCTTGCGAAGATCGGCGGCGATGGCCGAAACAAGCTCTTGCTCGCCAAGACCGGTTGCGGCCCAAAGCTGCTTTGCAAGCTCGAGCAACCATGCCCGGTCCCCGGAATGGAGGTCGGAGGAAGGTGCGGCCGTTTCCGTGGTTACCTGACCGGGATTGTCGCCTTCCTCCGAGGTGCCCGATTCATCATCGGGCTGTGAATTGGTGGCAGCAGCGGTTTGAGAGGATGGCGTTTCCCCGCCGCTGCTGCCGTCGTCGGGAGAGGGCACCGACGATTGGGAATTGTCTTCGGTCTGGCCGCTGTCGGCCTCGCCAGTGAGCGCGGCCGTTTCGCGGGTGACAAAGGACTGATCGAAGCCTTCGCGCGTCTGGGAGCCTTCCTGTCGGGCTTGAAGGCGCTGCATGACCGACGGCTGTTCGGGCGAGACGTCACGCATCTCGGCAAAGCGCATTTCCTCCACGTCGTAGATGCCGAGAATGATTTCCGGGCACCACCGGCGGGCGAAGGACCGCAGGGTATAGTAGGATTGCTGCTGATCCGGGTCAGACTTCCACAGCGGCGAATTCTTGGGATGGATGTCCTTGAGCTTCGGGCTCTTGACCTCGCGCACCGCGCCGTCCTTGAACTCGGCAATCACGATGCAGACGCGATCCGGCCCTTCGCCTTCCCATTTAATATCGGGGCGCTGCTTCAAAGGCGCAAAGGCATTAATGACGCCGGCGATGACCTGAGCCTCGTAAGCCAGGTTGTCGTTGACGAAGTAGCTCTTGCGGGCCAGCGCATACGGGCTGGTCCGAAACCGGATCGCATCGTCGATGATGCCGAGGCAGGCGCCGGGCTGGCCGCGAAGATGCTTTGGCACGGCCGAACCGGAGACGGCCATCATCTTGGCGTACTCCATGACCTCGCCGGCATTCTGGAAGGTGATGCCGCCGACGCCGACGGTGATTGCAGATGACACGTCGCGATTGATCTTTTCCTCGATGGCCAACATGCGGCTGTCGGATTGAGTGGCGATCTGGTTCATATCAGTTGGCTCCCAGAATGTGACGTGCGGTGTGCTTCTCATCCGCGCCGAGTTCGGACTTGAACGCGATCCATTGGAGATAATCGCGCGGCAGGTCGGCCCATTTGGTGCCGCGGTGCTTGCCGAAGGTGATGGTCTGGAGGACGACGGGCGCGGTGGTCAGTTCAACCAGCTTGGCCAGGCTCGACGCGAAGATCAGGCGGCGCAGAATGAAGGCCGTGACCAACGTATCGGGGCCGGCACGGTGCGGCGGCATGGAGGCTTCCGAGTCGAAATCGTCTTCTTCGTCGATGCCAAGATGGTAGCGAAGGACTTGGTTCGAATGACCGGGAGCATCGGGAAACAGATGCCGGGCGCACTGAAGCGTGCAAATCCAGTCATGCTGACCGCCGCCAAAGAATGCCCGCTCGAACTTGGCATTGTGCGCGGCGAAAACGTCTCCCGGCTCCATGCCGGCCATCAGTTTGGCGCAGCCAACGTCGGGCGAGATCGCCCCGGCAACGTCAGCATCGGAAATATGATGGATGGCTCGGGTGACTGGTGGGATCGAATGACCGGGATTGACCAGTATCGAATATGGCCCATGAACCTGCCAGTCGTCGGTGACGTCGGTCCAGCCGATTTCGCAGATGCCCTTGGTTTGATCCTCGGGCAGGCCGGTTGTCTCAAAATCAATGACGCGGACCTTCATTCGCTCGTTTCCTCTTTCTCGGCCCGCGCCATTGCGCTTTTCAGGGCGATGTTCAGTTCTCGGATTTGGTGGGTGCCCATGGGGTCGAAGCGGAAGTCCTCGCCCTTCGCGGCCATGAAACCGTTGGCCCAGCACAGCAGGTCGGACATGCCACTTGAGAGGGCTTCGGCTTGGCTGAGGCTCATCTGAAGCGTGACAACCGGCTCATCGACCTCGCGGAAGTCGGGATCGATGATCATGCCGCCACCGCATTCAATTCAGTGTCGATCCGCGTCCGCGCCCATGCAGGCATTTCCACGAATGAAATGTGCTGGTCGTGCCCATCGAAGCCGGGCCACTCTCCGCGCGTGATGCACTCAGCCAGGATTGCCAGCCCGCGCATCGCCTGACGCTCGCCAAGGTCGATGTCGCTGTCCTTCAACTGCATGATCCGCACGTCGTAGGGCGGCTGCTTCTCGACAAAGGCGAAGGTGAAGGACGTGAAGGCGTCAGGCCCGAGCACGTCGCGAACGACCATGCGGGTGAACCCTGCCTGCACGTGATAGCCATGGGCGAAAATCGCCCGCGACAGGCTTTCGTCATCGACAGACGCAGCGGTTTTCAGATCAACGAAATCGCCCGATGAGTTGGGAATTACGTCGGGCCGGCTCTTGAGCCAGATGCCGTTGCGCTTGGTGAAGATCGACCGCTCGATCCTGCCGTTCAGGATGCCGAGCCGAACCGCTTCCTTGGATTGGAGTGCGGCTGCCATGTGGCGGATATGGCCGATTTCGATTTCGGTGATTACCGTCTTGCCGGCCTCGGCGGTCTTGGCCAGCCATTCCTTACAGAGGTTGGAATTGGCGTTCCACGGCTTCCAGACGCCCTTGTCGTCCTCGTATTTGGCCGGACGCAGCGCATATCGCTCGGCAAAGCCATCTTCGCCCAGAAGAAGCATGTGCGCTGCCTTGCCGAAGTCGAGGGAAGGCTTGCTCTCCGGTTCTTCCCGGTTGGGATTGTACGGGCTGGTCCACCAGTATTCGAGCGGCCGGCGCAGAACGGAACGGACGCCGCTGGATGAAATCGAGAAGCCGTCGAACAAGTTGGGATCGTGGTGGTAGCGCTCGATATCGACGCCGGAATAAACGCCAGGCTCGGAGATCTGGCCGCCGCGGTAGACATGTTCGCCAGAGAGGCCGTTGACCAGATTTCCGACCACGGCGCCGACGGATTCGAAACGATCGGGCTCAATGCGTTCCATCTACACAGCCTCCAATTCGCGTTGGGATTCAGCCTCTCGCGCCAGATCGGTGACGATCTGCGCCGCTTCCTCGCAGGACAGGCCGGCGGTCAGGAGCAGTTCGTAATCTCGAAACCGGCGGGCCCACTGACCCTCAGCGCGGGTAAGGCGGGCCAGTTCGATGGTGATGAATTCGGGGGCGGGGGACATCAGCAGCCCTCCGTTTTGGCGATGGTTGCAATGGCATCTGAGATTGCCAGATCAATCAAAGCCTCGTCGTTCTTCTTCCATCCCTCAATGCCCTTCGTGACGAGGTCGATGAGAATGGGTTCGAGACGTTCTCGGCTGAAAGCGGTGCTGGTGAACGCAACCAGGTCGGCGTTGGCCTTGTTCTGCTTGGGTGAGAACGCGGCTCCCATTTCGTTGCCATCGACGCGCGCAACGATGCTGTCTCCCGCCGCGATGGTGTATTTACCGTCGAAGGTGTCAACGATGTGCCACGGCCCCGGCGTATGCTTCACTGTATCGGCGGGCATCTATGCGGCCTCCTAGTCTGTGGACGCGATGTAGGTGAAATGGCCGGAGCCGAAGCGCTCAAAGCGACCACCAAAGGTGCCCTTGACGCGCTGCTCTACCTCTGCCCGCGCCGTTCCTTCCGGGTAGACGCCGATGACTTTTTGCGACGAGTTGCTATGCGCCTCGATGCGGTAGTCGATCTTCGACGGGTCGAGGACGCGCTTCCTGCGCTCGATGAAGCCGGTCGGCAGGTGGATCGTGGTGACTTCCATCACGACGAGCGGGTCATCGGCCTCTTGCCAGTCGCAGGCGGGGCAATAGCCACGCGGCGATGTGCAGGAAAGGCACGGTGGGGTGATGTGGCACGAGCAGTTTTCGCTACGGTGCAATTCGATGACGCCAACGCAGCCACCCCGGTTGCACATTTCGCCTTCTGCGTATCCGAGCGCGCTCATGCCGCTTCTTCCTTCTGCTTTGCGAGGATGGCTTGCGCTTGCTTCCGCTGCTCGCGGCGGAACTTGTGGCGGGACCATTCCTTTGAAATCATGCGGTGTCGGACTTCCGCGATCAGATCGTCGGAGAGCCAGGAAAGGTCGAGTGCGCCGCGTCGATACAGGACCTCGAAAAGCGCGGCCTCGAACGTGTTGCGTCCGTTGTGGGTGTAGCTCGTCAGCTTGATCTGGCGTTCGTGGCGGGCGCGGGTCATGTCGTCCCACCCGCCAAAGTCTGTTCGCGCCAGTTCTTGTCGAAGTCAGCGACGGCACGCTCTGGAGTTTTGCCAAAGCCAGCTACGCCCTCCTGCAAATTTTCCCCATAGAGGGCGCACCACATGTTCCCGTCAGGGAACGATCTGGGGCGCATCAGGACATGCGGAGAGCATTTTGCTCTCTCGGCCTGAAAGGCCATCTCAGCCGCATTCCATTGCGCATTCAGAACGCCTTGCTCGCTTGCGTAGGACATCACGCAGCCCTCCGCACATCACGCACCCGGCGCTCCAAAAGCTCGTCCTCGTCCACCCAAGACCCGAACTTGGCATAAGCCAGAACAAGGGCATTCGCGGCCTTGCGGTTGATCGGAACAATGGTGTCGAGAGCTTGCTGGCGCAGGAACTCACGGCCCGCATATGCCGCGTCGATCGCCTCAAGGATCGGCTTGCCCCGGTTAAGTTCGTAGGGCAGGTCCGAGGCGCGGGCGTTGGAATAGCCCGAGGCGGTCCAGTACACGGCCCGGCCCGAAGCTATGGCCTCGATGGCCTGCTCCAGCATGATCGTGTCTTCGTTCCGATAAAGTTCGACCGCCGCCAGCAAGTCCCGGCGCACCTTCATCGGCGTATCGGCAAGGTAGTCCTGCGAGTGGATGTTCATGAGACTGGCCTCCCGTCACGCCGCTTCGGATTGCGCTTCGGCAACATCTGCAAGCGCCGTGTCGAGCAGCGATTTGAGCGCTTCGATTTCCTTCGCAGCCTGATCGGTCAGGCTCGCGGCCTCCTCACGCATGAGGCGGGCTGCGGTCGCGAAAAGCTCTTTCTGGTGAATGTTGAGAGCCTTGACGAAAGCCTTCTCGACAATCTCGCGGTCGTAGACATTGAGGATGCGAGAGCAGGACGAATTGCCGTAGTATCCGGCATGGCTCTCGAACTTGGAGTTGATGGTGAACGCTGCAAAACGGTCGTCACCACCGAAGCCGTATCCCTTCTTGTCGCAATGACTGTCGGGCGAATACTTCTCGGAATAGAGCGCATGAAAACCGGCAATTGCTGCAGCCTCGCGGCGCAGTGACTTGATCCGGTCAATCGTCTTCGTATCGGCTGCCATCGTTCCGTTTCCTCTCAAATCCACCAGATCGGCCGGGGCTTCTTCGTGGTGGGTATGAGCGGATAATATGCGCAAACGGATAAACGTCAAGAAAGAAAATGCGCAAACGGATAAAATTAATTGCGAAGGCGGATAGTCGCGGATAAAAGAAAAGCCCCGGCGGGATGATCCGACCGGGGCGCGCAGCACAAAGATAACTGACGGCTTATGTATCAGAACATGACCGGATCGACAACAACAAACGGGCCTGCGCGGCGCGAAAGTCGCAACATCTTGTGTCTGCTCGGAGGTTCCCGGCAAGACGTAGCGGTTCAAGCGCATGAGGCGACGGTCTTCAGGGGATTTTGCCCCGTCGCGCCGATCATCCGGTGCATGAATTTCCCAACCGCTGCCGGTGGCGGAATCATCGGACGAAGCCGACGGGGTTTGGAGCGCCCGTCCTCGAACAACGCTTGCTGCGCGAGGAATAATCCCAGCCAACTTATCACACGCCATAGTTGAGTTTCGTATCGGCGCGTTCCGTTCGCACCGCTGGACAGGCGGGAGGATGCCGGTGAAGGGCAGGTGGGCACTGCCAAATCAAATGCCAGGCTGGGCGTATATCGGTTTCACGGATGCTTGGTCGGTCTTCGAGCCGACGGGAAAGGACGGCCTTCGATGTGTGAAGGACGCTCCTTTTGGAAGCCTATGGGATCAGGAAGGAAACCACATGAGCAAACGTCCGATTACGACATACGACTGGCCAGAAGCACTCTATCCGCTTCGCGATTGGCTTCGGCGCAAGGGTGTCGACGTCGATGCTCTAAAAAGCGAGCGGCAGGCGTACTGGATGGCGCGTACGCTCGGCCGGCAAAAAACCAAGTTCACCAACGATCGGTCCAAGCCGCTTTTCCCGTACATGGTGAAACTCCAGCGTTCGCTCTGTCCGAACGCACAAGGCGGCAAGGCTCCGGTCGGCCGCGAGCCATTCATTCTCGGCACGTTCGGCGCGGCATCGGAGGTCCGTCACATCGATCCGGCCGCGTATCTGGCCGAAAAGACACGGGCTGAAACGTAGAAAGGATGGCGCTGACCAACCAGCGATCAGCCATTTCCCATTCGGTAATCTGTTCGAGCCATCATCAAAGCCATGGGGCTTGAAGAAATCATAGAACTAGTTCGGGCCAACGTTGTAACGGTCGCCCTGGCCGCGGTAGCCTTTGTGGCCCTTTCCCTACTGGCGCTGGTTGTCTCTGGGCGAAAGATAAGCCGAATCTGGCGCCGTCCTGTGTCCGCGACCGAGCTACGATTCCGCAACGTCTTCGCGATGATGGGAGTTAAGCGGCAGGAGGAATTGATCGCGGGGGCGGCCAGAAAATATCGATGTAGCCGGAATGAAGCGATGAAGCACTTGCTAGATCAGCGTGATCGAGACGCGAGAAGCTGGCGGTAGAGGGGCACCTCGGTTGCCCACCATTGATCGCCTGAAACGAAAACCCCGGCCGGAGCCGGGGTCTAGACTATGCTGCGAGCAACTCGTAAGTTCGATGGTCATTATCGACCTTTTGGATCTTGATCGGCTGCTCATCGACAGTAGGAACACTTCGGCGAGACAGTTCATCAATCCCTGCCTCGACCGGAAGCTTAAGTTTCTCGATAGCCATGCGACGAATGATCGCCTCCGATGTGCTATCAATGTCAATCTCATCCCGTTCCCACCGGCCGATCGATTGCTTGTCGCGATGGACAAGGTTCGCCAATTCAGCCTGTGTCAACCCCATTTCGGTCCGGAGAAACCTTAGCTCGTCGCCGCTCATGCCCTTTTCGTGCTGGACAATGCCGAGCGCAATGATGTGGTGCAACTCGTTCACGGCGGGAATGGTGATGATTTCATCGCCGTCATCATCCATCTCCACGGCGATGCCATCGATGTAGACATTCATGAGGCCGCATTCGGTGTAATGATGTGAGCTATTCATCTTCTGGTACTCCAATTATCGAGCCTGCATTCCGCTCGAACTCATCGATCCACATGACCGATACAACTTTTATCAAGCACCCACTTTTCGACGGGATAACGACGACCCCGATTGTCCTGCTTCCGCTATTTGGCGTTCGGCATTCAATTCGATAGCGGTAGTGGCCGGCCCTGGTTGCCGGTATGGGGGCCTGATAAACGTTGCCGTATTTCAGCGCGTGCAAAACATCCGAGACGATTAGGCTGCGTTCGGCCAATCGGTCCCGCGCATGCAGCTTGTAGCTAATATTAAGTTTTTTGCTGCGTGCGATCGATCTAATCTCAATGGTAGCACGGCCCGGCTCCCACGGCTGAGTTGCAGTCATAGCTCCCCCTGCAAGCGAGCTTTCCCGCTTGAACTATGTATCATGGTGATACCTATATAGTTCGTTAACGTCAACTGACAATATGCCGCGGATGACGCGTTACGCCTCTCCGGCCGTCTCCGTATCCTCGCCTAACTCGTGCAGCATCTCCAAATCTCCGGTGCTGATCAGATATTCCCGGAGTGCCAGATGTGCCGCGTCATCCAGGCTTTTACCCGTCGCATTGGCAAACCGACGCAAGGCAATTCGCTCGTCGGTCAAGAGGGTGAGGGTGATTTTCATTCCAGATACTTCTTGCCCTTCACGCCGGCCGGCTTGGTCTGCTCGAAAGCTTGGTGGTGGTCGGCAACGACCTTGATCCAGACGCCGACCTTCATGGGGATTTCGGCGTTTCCGTCGAGCCAGGCATGGACAAGCGAGACGTCGCATCCCAGCGCCCGGGCCAGGATGTCGGGCGTCCAGCGTATGTCGTGCAGGGCGGCGTCGAGCTGGTCTGGGGTCATTCCAAGCCCTTCCGCGCTTATTCGGTGCTAACCGAGTTGTGCTTGGCCAACTTCGCCAACTCTTCCCCATTGGGCACATAGGGCTGTATCAGAACTACCTTTTCTGCCCACTGGAGAACGACGTCGAGGATGTGGTTCCCGGAATCGGTCACAAGATCCCACGTTCCCGGTAGGTGGCCGCGGCGGAGATAGCGAATGAGCTTCCGCCCGCCTTCCGTCATGACAATGCACAATTCCCCCACGAGATCATCTGAGGGCCGGCGCCGCAAATCGTAGTAGTAGACGATCCAGCCATCCTTGATCGCGCCCATTGTATGGCCGCGCATCATCGTGCCGACCAGATCGGGGCGTTCTGGAAGTTTGACGTAAAGATCGGGTTCCCCGCGATCGACTGTCATCATCAAGCCTCCAGAGCTATGCTGTCTTCAAACCAAGATGACCTTGGATGCCACCCTGCTTTTCGACCTTCCTCAATGCGGCCGGCGGCAGCACCGCGAATATCTCGCCTATCCATTCCAGTTTCTGATCCTCAATCGGCATGGGGTCGTTCCACGACGTGAGGGTGACCGTTCCGGGTTTGCTGCCCTTGGTGATCGTCTTGATGAAGCGCCGGCCTTCCGCTGTCCGAACGGCAGCCTCCATCCCATAGAAAGATTCGATCGGCTTCTTCTGTTCGCGGTAAACCACGATAATCGTGCCGGGTTTGAAGACCGGCATCATCGAGATCCCGCTGACAGAAAACGCAATCATATCGTCTGGGACCGGAAAAGGGATATGGATCTGGTCAAGCCCTTCTGGTGGGACCTGCTCATAGTCCGGCTCGACTTCCGCGCCAGCTCCTAGAAATCCCATAAGGGGAACCTCTGAGCCGTCGCCATCTTTCGGACCGTGGTCTACCAGCCGTTCATAGGTTTCGTTAATCGCATCGCGGCGGTGGCCTTCCGGTTCAGATCCGGACAGCCAGCGGTTCACTGTCGATTGCGATACCTCGAAATGCTCAGCAAGCTTCTGCTGCTTCCAGCCAGTAGCCTTCATGATGGCGCGGATTTTCTGCTCGATCGTCATGAAAAGGACGCTGCCATGTAGGGCGGATAAAGGAAAATCCGCTTGCGCATAATTTTGCGCTTGCAAACTATCCGTTTGCGCATAATATGCGTAGCCATGAGCGCGATCCGATACATCCGTCGAGAAATTTTCAAGGTAACACAGGCCGAATTTGCGGCTTTGGCAGGTGTGACCCAGGCGAGCGTGTCTCGTTGGGAAGCCGGTGTTGCGCCGTCTCTCGACGAAATGCAGGCGATCCGCCGTGCTGCCGCCGATCGGTCGATCGACTGGAACGATGCTTGGTTCTTCGAGGCCCCGGCCACCGGAGAAGCCGCATGATCTCCTACGGCGACATAAAGTCTGGAGAGGCTGCGCCGCCTGCGGCAAACGAGCCGTCGCTGGTTCGATATGATGCCGCCTGCCGTGCGCTTGCCGAAGCTAAGTCCGTCGATGATGTGAAGGATATCCGCGACCGCTCGGAAGCGATGCGGGCCTACGCGAGGCAGGCGAAGAACAAGCAGCTTGAGGTCGACGCGGCCGAGATCAGGATCAGGGCTGAGCGCCGGCTGGGCGAAATGATCGCCGATCAAAGGGCTACTGTCGGCCTCAACACCGGCTCGCTTCGCCGTGGGTCGCAAACGGACCCGCGGGATGATCGCCCGACATTGGCTGATGCCGGCATCGATAAGCATCTCGCCGACCGCGCTCGTAAACTGGCAGCGATCCCCGAAGCCGAGTTCACTGAAATTGTTTCGGACTGGCGTGAGCGAGTCGAGCGTGAGAACGAGCGCGTATCGGTCAACCTCCTGAAAACCGGTGAACGTCATGCCGCTGCGCAGGCCGTCGACACCCGCGCGGCCCCTGAGCGCGATGCCGACGCCATTCAGTCGCCATTTGACCGCGCCGGCGATGAGGGCAGGGCGCTCTTCCTGGCCCGAAACAATCTCCAATTCCAAGCGAAAGCCTCCGAGGACAACGGTGCGACCGGCAAGGCCACGATGAGGCGAGCCGACAGCATGGCGGGAGAGGTGAGTAGGTCGACGCCGGCGACGAATACCGGCGAAGGTGACGGACGGGATGTTGAAGCCTTTGGTGGAGCAGCGTCCGTCACCACCAATTCCCAATCGGACGGCAACGCATTCGTTGCAGTGAAGGGCATGGCCCGACTGGCGAACGCCGCTGGCGTTGAACCGTCGCCGTCCGACACCCCATCGGCTACCCCAGCCGAGGCCGCACCGGCATCCCCCAAGCCCCCCGCCCATGCCGGTGCGGTCGATAATTTCCTCAACCCGCGTTGCCAGAAGCCGGAAACGTGCAAGTGGGCTCATTCGCAAGCCTCGTGCTCTGCCTGCTCCAATGCGGCAATGAAGGCGAGGGCAGCATGACCCAGGCCCTCGTTCAATTCGCCGGCGATGATCAGCGCCCACGCAGCAAACCGTCGGCATATGCCCTGTTTCTCATGGGCCTCGATACGGTCGAGATTGCTGAACGACTTGGCGTTTCGGAAGCCGTTGCTTCCCGGCGCGTCTATTGCCAGCGCTGCCGTGAAAAGGCCCTTCCGGTCGAGACGGAAAGGCGAGCGTCATGATCTCGACCTGGCTCGATCTGTTCGTGGCCCTATCGCCGGTCGTCACCGGTTTTGCTGGCTATCTGCTCGGCAGGGCCGCAGCGCGCCACGAGATCATCAAGCGTGAGGCTGCCCGGCGCGATCTTGCTGCCGAGCTTCGGAGCCATGTCGATCTTGAGCAGTGCGAGTTCACCCGTGACTGGGAGGTTCGGCGCTGATGCGAATGGGTCATCGTCATTGTCAGCCCTTCGCCGTCCCCAATCGGGGAACGGCAGTACCAGTTGCGTCGCTCTCGTCTGTTCTTGGCGGTTCGGAAAAGAGCGCATTCATCATTCCCTTTCTTCCCTTCGAGATCGAGCCGTTCAGGCCCGACCCCCACGCCGATCAATCTAGGCGTGGAGCACTTCTCAATGACGGAAATCTCACGGCGCGAACCGGAAAATCCACGGCGCGAGGCGGAAATGTATCGAGTTGAAGCAATCCAGGAAGAGATGGCGTCAGCCGTCCGCGTCCTTGGTGGTGACGGCTCTGCCAAAGAGCAGATCACACGGGCAGCACGCGCGGCGCGCCTGCCTCACACGACAATCGAGCGCCTTCGCTGGCGGAAGATCAAGCGCGTTCCGGCCGATCTTGCCGACGCGATCCGCGAAGCCTTGGCAAAGCACAACGAGGAAACCCTGAGCCGTGCAAAACACGAACTCTTCATCGCCCAGACCGAAGCAGAAGCACTCAGGCGTCGGCTTGAGCAGATCGATCCTGGTTATGGCCGGTCGTTCCCTCTTGTGGACCGGCGGCAGGATACAGGGGCTCGGCGCGACGCTGATTTTCAAGGCTGAGGCTGGCGAGCGAATTCGGTTGCGCCCGGTCCTCGCATTCGCCGCCGCGGTCGCGGTCGTGGTCGGGCTGGTGCTCATCGCCAATGCCTCGGTCCAGTTCGGAAGTGAACCCAGCCCATCCATCCAGCGCGCCACGGCGTGGTGACGAGAGGTGATCAGCATGAACAACGAGCGGTTCTGGATGGTCTACGGCGCGGGGCAGGGTGCTCCCACGGCCAGACACAAGTCTTTCGACAGTGCGCGTACAGAAGCGGAGCGGCTGGCGCGAATGGTCCCCGGTGTCCGCTTCTTCATTCTCGAAACCGTCGGTGCCGTTGAGAAGGTCGATGTCCAGTTCATCGATCTGCGGCCCGGCGACCTTGACGACGAAATCCCATTCTGAGGAGCCCCGACATGAACGCAGAAGCAGGCCACAACTCGGAACTGACGCCGGCCGAATGGAAGGCGCTCAAATTCCATCACTTCGCGGCGATCAGCGCGCAGCAGGTCAAGGTTGCCGAGCAGCAGGCCGAGTACAAGCGCCTGCGCAGGCTGGCGAAGGCCGACGGAATCGTTCTCAGCGACATCGACTTCATGATGAAGTGCGCGGAGATCGAAGACCCGGAAATCCTGACCGATCGCATCAAGCGGGAAGCCGAAATTGCGCAGTGGTTTGCTCTGCCGATCGGTGCTCAGCCGGAATTGTTCGGTGATGTGGACCGCGAACCCGGCGAGGATCGTGCAGCGCGAGAAGGCGAGGCAGCAGGCTTTGCCGGCAAGGACTGCGAGCCTCCATACGATGCCAACAGCCCTATGGGCCGGGCATGGTCCGCGTCATGGAAGAAGGCGCAGGAGCAGATGCTGTCTGATCTCGCCTTGGCCATGGAAAAGCGGAATTCCGAGCAAGACGGCGACGAACTGATCTCCGGCCACGATGCCGACGACCCCTTTGCCGAAGCCGCGGAGTAAGTCCTGTGTCTCCGCAGACCCGTCGCCTGTTCTTCATCAACTGCATCTGGGGGCTGGCCGTGACCTCGGCCTATGCCTTCGTGATTTTCATGACGGTGGTGAGATGAGCGTCCATCCCGATTATCGGCAGTTCCTAGATGGGCGAGTGATCCTATGGGTTACAGACTGCTTCGAGGCTCTGGCTGCGATGGAGCCTGATAGCGTGGATTGCGTCGTGACATCGCCGCCATATTGGGGGCTGCGCGACTACGGTGTCGACGGCCAGATCGGCTTGGAGCCGACTCTGGGTGAGCATCTCGACGTCATGGTGCGTGTGTTCGAGGCCGTGAAGCGCGTTCTGAAACCGACCGGCACGCTCTGGCTCAACTACGGCGATTGCTATGCGACGACGCCGAACGGCAGGTGCGCTGCAGCCTATAAGGCGGAAGGCAATGACGATCGGACATTCCGCGACAAGCCGTTCTCGACTGTCGGACCGATCCAATCTCGTAGCAATGGCGGGGAAGGACAGCACTTCGATAGGCGTGGAGGGGTTCTCAAGGCAAAAGACCTCTGCATGATCCCGAATAGGCTTGCCATAGCGTTGCAGGACGCAGGATGGTGGGTTCGATCCGAAATCGTCTGGGGCAAGACCAACCCGATGCCGGATAGTTCTGGCGCTCAACGGCCATCGACGGCGCACGAGAAGATTTTCCTGCTGACCAAATCGGACGACGGCGAAGTCTACCGCGCCCGCGATACCGGCGAGATTAGCTTCTTCCCCGACCTTTCGGAGCGTTGCCCACTCATAACTGACCCAGAACGCGATGGTGCCCGCTGGATTCGTATCGGTTCTTACTATGATGCGGAGGCGGTTCGGCAGGGAAGAACGTCCGACGAGGACGCCGCAACCTTTAGGGGCGGATCGTATGTTGGGGGTGTGCCGGGGCCGCGCGTTGTAACGGGCAACAAGCGGATCAAGATGCCCGACGGCTGGGACACTGGTCCTGGTGGGCATGGATCGCACCACCGCAACGGTCGCGAGGCGGGGAAGACCATTGATAAGCAGCGCGGTCATTCCCGCCGACATGCGGGCTTCAACGATCGGTGGGACCAAATGGAGAAAGCCGAACAGCAGGCCAATGGTCGGCTGCTGCGGAATTTCGAGCCGGCCCCGCTCTCTGTCTGGCCTATGGCAACGCAGGCATTCTCTGATGCTCATTTCGCCACGTTCCCGCCTGAACTAGCCGAGCGGTGTATTCGCGCCGGCTGTCCCAAGGGCGGTCTGGTTCTCGATCCATTCGGGGGCGCCGGAACGACCGCCCTCGTCGCCCTACGGCACGGTCGACGCGCTGCACTGATCGAACTCAATCCAGAATATGCCGAGATGGCGCAGCGTCGCATCGAAACCGAGTGGCGGGTGCCACAGAAGCCCAAGGCTGCAGATTTCGGGCCGCTCTTCGGCGGGGAGGCCGCGTGATGCACAAACTCACCCTCGACCCTGCAACGCAGTTCGGCTGGTGCCTTCTGGTCGACGACAGCAACAAGCCGGAGGAAGAACGCCGGCAGGTGGGCCAGCGGCTGTTCTACGGCACATGGGACCTTACCCGCGATGAGGACGGTAAGAAGTGCAGCCGCCGCGGCCAATATGCCTGGAACCTCTGGCATTGTTTCAATGCCCTGATGCGGAAGCATGGAATCGAAGGCGAAGACGTCGAGATCATTCTCGAAGGCGAATCCTACGGATCCCAGAAGAGCGAGGCCGGCCGGCGCACCGCGGCGCTCTGGCTCGCGGTTCTGGAAATGATGTGCGAACGCAAGGGCCTTCCATATCCCCGAACCTGCCCGCCGGATAACTGGCGCTTGGCATATATCGGCTGCACCAAAGCTCCGAAAGAAGTTGGTGCCGGGCTTCCCGATGCGCAACGTTTCGAAGAGCGTCGCAAATGGTTGAAGCGAACTGTCATGGCCGAGTGCGCGAAGCGCGGCTTGCGCCCCAAGAATGACAACGAGGCCGATGCCCTCGGAATGATGTTCTGGCTTATCCGAGGTGGCAAAGAGGAGCAGGAGCGCCGTCGGAACGAGAAAAAGGCCAAGGCCGCAGCCAAGCGTGCCCAGAAGAAGCTTGACCTGCAGGTGGCAGCTTAATGGGACGCATTCTCGTAGCCTGTGAGTTTTCCGGCATTGTCAGGCGGGCATTTGCGGCCCGCGGACACGATGCGTGGTCCTGCGACCTTCTTCCAGCGGAAGATCGGTCGAACAAGCACATCACCGGCGATGTCCGCGGCATCCTCGACGATGGCTGGGATATGCTGATCGTGGCGCACCCGCCGTGTACCCGGCTTTGCAATTCCGGTGTCCGCTGGCTTTCGGCGCCGCCGGCCGGCCGCACCCTCGATGAAATGTGGGCCGACCTCGATGCCGGCGCCGCGCTGTTCTCGGACCTCTGGAATGCGCCAGTCGAACGGATCGCAGTCGAAAACCCGGTGATGCACAAGCATGCCAAGGCTCGCATCCGCAATTATCAGGAGCCGGTGCAGTCGGTGCAGCCGTGGCAGTTCGGCCATGGCGAAACAAAGCGCACGTGCCTGTGGCTCAAGAACCTGCCGCCGCTCGTCCCGACAAATATAGTCGAGGGCAGAGAACCGCGCGTCCATCATATGTCGCCCGGTCCTGACCGCTGGAAAGAACGCTCTAGGTTCTTCCCCGGCATTGCAGAGGCGATGGCCGATCAGTGGGGCGAATTACCATTGCAAAGTGACCTTTTCGAGAGGGCCACGGCATGAACGCTTATTCACGCGAATTTCAAGCGCCCACCGAAATCTGCAACATCGAGGTCGAGCAAAGCCTTCTGGGAACACTGTTCCTCGCGAATGACGCCTTGCTTCACATTAAGGACTATCTCCTGCCGGAGCACTTCTTCGAGCCCATGCACCGGGACGTTTATGAGGTGATCTCCGACATGGTGCGGTCGGGGAAGGTGGCAAATCCGATCACCGTGAAAACCTTCCTGCCCGAGACTTACAAGAACCTTCGTATTGAGGGGCAGCCCGCTACCGTGGCAGCCTATCTGGCCCGGATAGCGACAGCAGCAAATCCTTCATCCCTGATCACGGATGCCGGCCTCATCAGAGACATGGCAAAGCGCCGACGGCTCGTGTCGATCGCAGAGGAAATGCTTTCGTCGGCTAGGAACATCGAGGTCGACTGCGATCCGAACGATTTGGCGGAGAAGGCGATTGTCGATCTTTCCGACGCCATGGCCGGAGACGATGCGATCTACGGTGCGGTGTCATTCGCAGACGCCCTCGATGATGCCTTGGAAATCACCAACTCGGCATTCTCCGGTAGAAAGACGTCGGGCATTTCCTATGGCTTCTCACCGCTTGAAAAGCTGATCGGCCCGCTTTCACCGGGGCAGTTGATCATCCTCGGCGGTGCCACCAAGCAGGGGAAGTCCGCTCTGGCAGGCCAGCTTGCAATGGGCGCAGCAGAGAAGGGGAGCCCGGTCTGGTTCTATTCCGGGGAAATGTCTCCTGCCGAACTGGCGATGCGCGAAAGCAGTCGCGAGACCAAGGTTTCCGTGAGCCGCCAGAAGCGCGGCAAGGTGGTCGAGGCGGACTTTGAACGGCTGGTCCAGTTTCGTACCGACCACATCCACCTTCCGATCTTCATCCAGCCCAAGCGATTGACGGTCGACGCGATTGTCGAGCGGGCAAAGCTGTTCGTGCGCAAGAAGGGGCCGGGCCTCATCGTCATTGATCATATCGGCCTGGTCGAGCGCGGCCGCGGCCAAAAGGCCATGTCGGAATGGGAGTTCGGGCAGGAAGTCACCATGAACCTGAAGCAGCTTGCGCGGGAGATCGAATGCCCGGTGATCGGATGCGCCCAGTTAAAGAAGAACACATTTGCAGAGCGTGGTCCGCTGAATGAGAAGTTCCTTGACCAGATCGTCGCCCGTCGTCCCAGATATACCGACCTTATCGGCGCCATGGAGCGCGACGCAGATCACGTCATTATCCCGTTCCGTCCATCGGTATTCCTGAAAGAGCACGAGCCGCCGCAGCACTCCGACCTTCACCTGAAATGGGAATCGATGGTCTCGGATCAGGAGCGGAAGGCCAAGATCGTTCTCGCACTTTCCCGCGAAAGCCATTGGCCCCGCGAATCCGACTGCGGATGGGACGGCGCCACCACCACATTCTACGAAACAGGCAGCGAGAACGAGCCCGAGCTTGTGCCCGCTGTCGACAATCCTCTGGGGTTTTTCTGATGGACATCAAACCTTGGCGCGCGAAGCAGTTCCGAGGCGGCTACTCGGCCGAATTCCTGCCACCGGGGCAAAGAACGTGGCGCATCGTCAAATCAGGTGGTGAGCCGATCATATTCCCGAGCCGGTCAATGGCGGTGGACGCGGCGGAGAACGCCTATCTGGCGCGTTTGAACCCAACAATCAGGGCAACGATCCAGATCGACCCCGAGAAGGCAGAGGCCCGCATGGAGGCCAAGATGCTGGCTGACGCGGAAAGCTGGCTGAAGTCCAAGCGGGAAGACGTGAAACAGGCCGAGACGGTTTATCGGCCGGGGCGGAAGAAGCTGATCGTGATGTCGGGGAGAGCGTCGTGAGTTATCTCGACTGGAAAATCGGTGATCGCGTCATCTTTGTCGGATACCCCGAAAAGATAGGGGCTTTCAGTGGCAAGAAGCGTCTCAACCGCGTTCCTTTCCTCGCGATAGGGGAGGAATACGCGATCCTCGATATGTGCATCCGAAAACGGTTCGCGAAGGGAAGGCATAAAGGCCCGAGCATATTTGTCGGATGTGTTGATGTCGAGCACGGAAAGGTTTGGCATCACCACTCTGGATTCCGGAAGATTCAGACGCGCAAGACCGACATCAGCATCTTCACGGCACTGCTCTCTCCAGCAATGGAGGAGGAGCCGTCATGACCAAGCGATGCGTGATCTGCGACGCCGAGTTCGAGGCCAAGCCCCGTGCCATTACCTGTGGCCCTGCCTGCAGCGCTGAGAACCGTCGCAGGAAAAGGCTCGAATACGATACCCGCTACCGTGACGGAAATGCCGAAGCGATCAAGCAGAAGCGGAAGCCGGATCCGGAGCGCGCCCGCAGAAGGTCGCGCGAATTGCGGGAAATGATCCGCGAGGCCGTGGAAAACATGGCCTTGGTCGGCATGGACCGTACCGTGAGCATTCCTCCCGAGCATATCGAGCGGCGCCGGATATGGGACAGGTTCCCTGATCGGCGTTCCCTGACCGGAATAATCATGGGCGATCCTATCCCTGAGCGCAGCGCACTCGGAAGGGAGATGGCGGGATGAGCAAGCTGCGATACAAGGACGAGAAGGGAAACCGATATGGGCGCCTCGTGGCGGTGTCCATGTGTGGGTACAATGCGACAAAGCAGGCGCTTTGGCTCTGTCGTTGCGATTGTGGCACCAATACGACTGTCGCGGGCATCTATCTGCGCGTCGGTCGCATTCAATCGTGCGGATGTCTGAGATACGACAGAACCGCCACTCATGGCCTGCATCAGCACGAGCTTTATCGCACTTGGTACGGTATGGTGCAGCGTTGCATCAATCCAGAAAACAAGGACTACTACCGATACGGCGGGAGGGGCATTACTGTTTGCCCCAGGTGGGAAATCGGCGAAAGCGAGCTGTCCGGCCTCGAATGCTTCATCGCTGATATTCCCGATCGACCATCAAAAAGGCATTCGATCGACAGGATCGACAATAATCGCGGCTACGAACCCGGAAATGTCCGATGGGCCACAGGTCGCCAACAAAATAGAAACCGCAGGGACAACCGCATTGTTTGCCTTAATGGCCGAGATGTGACTGTCGCGGAAGCCTGCGAGATGTCTGGCGTCAACTACAATACAGCACAAGCACGGCTCAATCGCGGATGGAATATTGAGCGCGCATTCGGCGGGAGGTCATCGTGAAGCCGGTCGGCCTTCATTGCATCGCCTGCGGGAAGCGGATGCTCCGGACGTTGGATAGCCGACCCATCCACGAGGCCCAGCGCAGAACCAGGATTTGCGCGTCGTGCGGGGAGAAAATGACCACCATCGAGAAGATTGTGGGCCGGCCACGGCGGCGGAAGGATCACCAATGAGCAAATCCGGCGGCCACAACGTCTACAAGGTTACACGGGCGCTTGGCGTCAAGGTGCTCGATGCCAGCCGTCATAGCCCGACTTCCGTGCGACCGAAGCATTGTTTCTGCATGCCGACGCTCCAGAAGGTGGTACGGCACGGAGAGGGGCACCTGACCATGGTTCTGAGGCTTATCGTAGAAACCAAAGGCAATGCGACCGAGCTATGGGCCGCAACGATCACCGCCATATCCGAACTGCTTCTGACAATGCCGTGGCTGATCGAGCGCGGGTTGGATCTCTTCGATGAGTTCGACCGGATCGACCTCGGCGCTCTCCGGAGAAGGGCAAAGAAGGTCAAGGGCCGGCATCAGCAGGTCTGGGAGGCGATGCTGAACCTTCTGGCCGACCATTTCTACAGCGAGGACCAGGGTGACATGTTCCCCGACGACTGGAGGCGAGCGGCATGACCATTCACGTCACATATCAGGCATGGACGTACGACGCCGTGCGCGCCCGCATAGTCGAGGCGGCCGAAACGCTTCTGATGTCGCCCGCTGCCCTTGGTCCCCGGATGCTCGGCAGCATGTCCGAGCTGTTCGAAGAGTATCTGGATGACTACCGCCGCGGTGAGCCGACCCGGATCAAGCGTGTCCCCGCGCCCGGTGCTCTTTCCCGAATGGAAGAGACATGGACATGGATCAACGCTTGGCTATGCGAGAAAGACCGCAAGCTGGTCTACGATTATGGCTTCATCACCACCCGCAAAGGCCTTACGTTGGCCAAGTGGTGCGACCGAAACGGCTGGGTAAAGCGAACTTTCGAACGCGCTGTAAACCGCTGCTGTCAACAGATTGCGGACAATCTCAACCGAAACCATGCAACTCGGTTGACGATGCCAGTTGACGACGTGTCGCAAAATCAGTCAGAACGCGTGTCAACCGAGGTAGCCTCGGATAGCCGCGCACAGGTGAAGCGTACGCCTTACCACCGCGCGGATGACGCTATCCCGGTCCATATTCACGGCTCGGAAGCCGAAATCGCCAAACACATCGAGAAGGTGAACAAGCAGCGCCGCGAGGAAGCGGAGCGGCAACGACAGGCAGCGCTGAGGAAGGCCGAAGAGGCTGCCCGGCTCGCTGCCAAGCGGAAGAAAGAGGCGGCATAACCATCCGATCGCAGGCGGACCCTGTCCTGCGTATCAGGTCAATCGTAGTTCCGGTTGTATTTGGAATTTGTAATCTGATCCATGTTTGGGGTCATGTCCTTGGCGATCGCAGCGAGGGATGTTGCGATCGCCGCTGGATCTAGTGCGGCTACAGAATCAGACTCATTGTCGACTTCGCTTCGACTTATTCTCATCGGCTTCTGGGATAGGGTTTTCGCTGTCTTCTCCAGATATTCGGCAATGTCGCTAAGCCGATCTGCCATCGCCCGAAGCAGCGCAACTTGATGCAGTATTCGTTTGCGAAGGTGATTTCGGTTCATGCCCGTCCTCCCGAACCCAAGGCATGAAGCATTTGCCCAAGCCCTTGCAAAGGGCAAGACGGCAACCGAGGCATATGCCGACGCTGGGTATAAGCCTAACCGCTCCCATGCTTCGCGGCTGGTAGCAAAGGGTAACATCGCCGCCCGCGTCGCCGAGCTTCAGCAGAAGGTCGCCAAGAAGGTCGAGGTGACCGTCGAGAGCCTCGCCGGAGAGCTCGAGGAGGCCCGCGCGATTGCCCTGCAGGAAAAGCAGTCGAGCGCCGCGGTGCAAGCCACCATGGGCAAGGCCAAGCTGTTCGGCCTCGGCGTCGAGAACCGCAGGCTGAGCGGTTCGGTGCAGGTGACCATCACGGCCGAGAAGCTGGATTCACTCAGTGATGATGAACTTGCGCTCCTTGAAAGAGCCTATCCGGTTCTCCGGAAGCTTGGACTGGTCGGCGATCCAGCAGCAGAAGGCGAAGCGGGAGGTTGAGCGCCAGGCCGGTGGATGGGCAATCGAACGCAAGAAGTGCGCGGCCGATATTCTTTACTGGTTCGACCGACACGTCTGGACATACGACCCGCGCCTGACGCGCGAGCGGAACCCGGATGGCACGCGGAAGAGCCCGTATGTGCCTTTCCGCCTCTGGCCGAAGCAGCGGGAAATCCTCCTCCAGATCGGCGAATTGGTAGATGCCGGCGAAGAGGGCTTGATCGAAAAGAGCCGTGACACCGGCGCCACATACCTCACGGCCGGCTTTGCGCTACACCGCTGGCTTTTCGTGCCGGGCTTCAAGACGACATTCGGCTCCCGCAAGGTCGACTATGTCGACAAGAAGGACAACCCGGACAGCATCTTCGCTAAGCTTCGGATCATGGCGCGCCGCCAGCCGCCCGAACTGATGCCTGAGGGCTTCAACTGGGCGCAGCACGACAATTACATGCGCCTGGTCAACCCCGCGACCGGATCCGTGATCTCGGGCGAGGGCGGCGAGGACATGGGCCGTGGCGGCCGCTCGTCGCTCTATGTGGTGGACGAGGCGGCCTTCGTGCCGAACGCTGATGCGGTCGAGAAGGCGCTGTCGGGTAACACTGATTGCGTGATGTGGGTGTCGTCGGTCAATGGCATGGGCAACCTGTTTGCCCGCAAGCGCCATTCCATCATGAAGCCGCATCAGATCATGCGCCTGCACTGGCGCGATGACCCGCGCAAGACCGAAGAATGGGCTGCGGCCAAGCAGGCCAGTTTCTCGGACCCCACGACGTGGGCGTCGGAATACGACATCGATTACACCGCGTCGGTCGAGGGCATCTGCATCCCGGCGCTGTGGGTGGAGAGCGCGAAGCGGCTCGCCGCGATGGAACCGAGGCTCAAGCCATCGAATGCTGGTGTCGTCGGCCTCGACGTAGGCGCGGGTAAAGCGAAGTCTGTGGCGATCCCGCGCAAGGGTCCGATTGTCCTTCCGCCCAAGGTCCGCGGCCACCCGGATACGACCGGCACGGCATGGTGGGGACTGGAAACGGCCGTCGAGACAGGCTGCGACGCGTTGAACTTCGATGCGCCTGGCGTTGGCGCCGGCGTCTCGTCCACGCTGATGCACCGCGACGACAATGAGACTGCCGCCGATGCCGAACGGGCAAAGCGCTTCGCTCACCTGGCCGTGGTCCCTGTCAATACTGGTATTTCGCCATCCGAGCGGCTTTGGCCGGACGGTCGCACATCCGAGGAGATGTTCGGCAACCTAAAGGCTGAGATCTGGTGGCTCTGTCGAACCGCCCTACAGCGTACGCACGAGCATGTGCTGTGGATCGAGGGCAAGGAGAACGGGCGCGAGCATCCGCTGACCGATCTTCTGGCACTGCCCAGCGGTGACCGGGAGAGCGACCAGCTATGCCTGCAACTATCGCTGGTGAAGTGGGGCCGAAACGACAAGGGCAAGATCGTGATCGAGCGCAAGGAAGCCCTAGCCAAGCGCGGAATTGCCAGCCCGGATCACGCGGACGCCCTGATGCTCACATTCGTTGACCCGCCAGCGGCGCCATCGGTCGCCATGTTCCTGATGAAGAGGCACAGATCATGACTGTTTTGCGCCTCGTCACCAACGAGTTTCAGCGCCGTCTCGACCGGATGTTTCCGGCGTTTTTCAACGCGCCGAAGCATGATCATTATCGGGATTTCGGCTATCCGACCGACCTGAAGTTCGATGATCTCTACCGCATCTACCTGCGCAACGGTGTTGCCCACGCTGCGGTCGAGAAGACGATCGACAAGACCTGGCAGGACAAGCCATTCCTGCAGGAGGCGGAACGGGACGGCAGCCAAGGGACAATCGAGAAGGAAACGAAGCTGGAGAAGGAAATCCGGCTGCGATTCGATGATCTGCGCGTCTGGATGCACCTGTCGGAAGCTGATCGCCGCTCTATGGTGGGCCGTTACGCAGGCGTGATCCTACGGCTGGCAGACGGCAAGCGGTTTTCCGAGCCAGTCGACACGGTGCCGGGCGGTATCGATGGTGTTGTCGAGCTTGTCCCGGTCTGGGAGGGGCAACTTCAGGTTTCCGAATGGGACAATGACGAAACATCTGAGGCTTATGGCCAGCCGAAGATGTACCAGTTCAACGAGGCGGCGGTCGGGAAGACGACGAACCCTCGTGCGTTCAACGTCCATCCTGATCGCGTCATCATCTGGTCACGAGACGGGACCATTCACGGCCGATCCAGTTTGGAGCCCGGCTACAACGACCTGATCGATATGGAGAAGATCAAGGGCGCGGGCGGCGAGGGTTTCTGGAAGAACGCCAAGTCGGCTCCAGTGCTCGAGGTCGACAAGGAGGCGAATATCCGGGACATGGCGAAGGTCATGGGCGTGCCGGAGACCGAGATCGCCGACCGCATGAACGAACAGGTCGCGGATTGGCAGAAGGGGTTCGACCAGCTTCTCATGCTGCAGGGCATGCAAGCTAAGACCCTCGGTGTGACGCTGCCCAGCCCGGAGCACTTCTGGGCGGCGCCGCTTCAGTCCTTCGCGGCCTCGATGCGCATCCCGATCAAGATCCTTATCGGCATGCAGACCGGCGAGCGTGCCAGCACGGAAGACGCGCAGGAGTGGGCGCAGACGAACATGTCACGCCGCACCGGGCAGGTGATCCCAAACATCATGACCTTAGTGAACCGGCTGGAGCGCTTCGGCATCCTGCCCGAGCGTGATTGGCATCTTGACTGGACCGACCTGACCGAAACCTCGATGGGCGAGAAAATCGAGCGCACCGTCAAAATGGCGGACGTGAACCAGAAGATGAAGGACAGTGGGGAGTTCGTCTTCACGCCCGAGGAAATCCGCGCGGCCGCCGACTACGAGCCGCTGAGCGACGCAGACAAGTATCGCGACGAAGACGAAGATCGGGACGTGATCACGCCGCCTGCGCGAGAGCCAACCGAGGAATAGTCGACATGCCGAAACTGCTTGCCAACCGGAGCGGAAACGCTGCCGGCGACCCGGTGCGCGTCAACGTGCACACCTCCGTCAACGCGGCGTCGATCCGCAGGGAGCGCCGCAACGGCCGCGACTACATCATCGTGCCCAGCGCCACGCTGCCCGACAATATCGTCATGAACAGGGTGCGCTATCCCGCCGAGGAGATCGAGAAGGGCTTTGCCTCGCTGGAAAACACGCCGGCACCGCTTGGCCATCCCGACATCGAGGGGCAGTTCGTTTCGGCCAAGGATCCTGAAGGGCTCGCGCGCGGCTGGATCGGCGCATGGAACCGGAATGTCCGGCGTGAGAATGGCCGCGTCTTCCTCGACAAGGTGATCGACGTCGCCACCGCCATGCAGCTTGAAGGCGGTAAGGCGGTGCTCAACGCCATCGAGAAGGGTGAGCCGATCCACACGTCGACCGGTCTCTACGCAATCATGACCGCGACGAACAATGATGATGAGGCCGATTTCATCGCCTCCGACATCGAGTTCGACCATGACGCCATCCTCTTGGGCGAGGCGGGTGCCGCCACGCCCGATCAGGGCGTCGGCATGCTTGTGAACAAGGCCGTCCGCGACGGCAAGGAAATCCAGGTGATCAACTCCGTCATCGAAGACGATGCGGATCGGGAGCTTGGATGGGCGGTGGATTCCATCGCCCGTGCTCTGGAGCGCCGCGAGCGAGCGTCGTTCATCGAGCGAATGAAGACCGCAATAGTCGATCTGTTCGGCTCCGAGCGGGAAACCTCCACCAATGAAAAGGAAGATGCCATGAGCGAGAAAGAGCTCAATGAGCTTTCCCAGAAGGTTGACGCCCTCTCGGAAAGCCTCGGCAAGATCGGTGAGACCGTCGGCGCCGCCGTCGCGAACGCCATCAAGCCGCTGGTCGATGCCCAGAACGAGGTCATCGCCAACCAGAAGGCCAAAGATGAGGCCGAACTGACCGAACTTCGCGAGAAGATCGTGAAGTCCAACCTTCTGGATGAGGATGCGGCCAAGGAGCTTACGCTCAACGCGGCCCGCGCTCTCGCCAAGAAGGCCGAACCCGGCAAGGCGGCTGCGCTGAACGGCGCATTCAAGCCCACTGGCGGCGACAAGGGCGGCTTCAAGCTGCCGAAGGCGGAGGGCTGATCAGATGGGCCGCTATTCCAAGATCATCCTCGGGCCGGCGCGGAAGAACGATCCGCAGGTGCTCGAATTCCCGGCTGCAGCATCCACCAAGCCTGGCTGTCTCGTCGTGGTGACCGCCGGCAAATTTGCACTCGCCGGTGCCGCGACGGTCGGCAAGGTCTGGCTCGCGCAGGAGAATTACCTCTCCATGCAGGGTGTCGATACTGCCTATGACACCGATGACCGCGTTCTGGGCATCGAGATGCAGGACGATGTCATCTATGCGGCTCGCATCGCCACCGGCGTGAACATCCCGGCCGTGGGCACTGCGCTGACGCCGGCGGCCAACGGCATGCTCGGGATCGCCGCCACCTCCGATCTTGTCGTCGCCTATGCCGACGAGGTCTTCAACAACAACACTGGCACCGACCAGCTCATCCGTATCCGGCCCGCCGGATCGCAGAGCTACCTGTCGGCCGGCGCATAAGGAGAAAGCGACATGCGCTACTTTGATGAACAGCTGGTCGCGAACTCCCGCCCCCACGCTCAGTGGTGGGCCGAGGTCTCGACCCAGCGTGAGAGCTTCCATGTTGTTGAAAACAGCATGGCGGAACTCGCGTCCGGTACGGGCCTCGTGACCAACACGGCTGCCATCCTGCCACGTGACGCGTGGCTGGAGATGGACGATATCACCCGCCGTGTCATGCGCGACGACGAGGGGCAGGCCTACATGGCCGACCTCATGGCGCTGGCCCGCCCGGTCCATATCGGCAAGATCGCCTTCGGATATCGCGTTTCGAGCGATGCCGGGACGGTCCGCCGGTCGCTGTCCGGTCAGGTGCCCGAGGTCATGGGCAAGACCGAATACGACTACCGCCGCACGCTCGTGCCGATATTCAACACTGGCTACGGCCGGTCCTGGCGCGAGTGGAACACCTTCCAGTCTGAGAACTTCGACGCCCTGTCGGACGATCAGGAGAACCATACCGCCGCGATTCGAGAGGACATGGCGGATTATGCACTGGACGGGGACACCTCGATCACCTTCGAGGGTGCGGTTGGCTACGGTATCCGCAACCATCCTGCGTCGAAGTCGATCAACCTCGGCAGCGCCGCTGGTGGGGCAAACATCGATCTGGCTGATCCGACCACCACCGCCGACGAGATCGACGAGTTCTTCACCGGGCCGTTCGGCGCCATGCTGGACGCGAACCTGATCACCAGCCCGGTGAACCTCTACATCTCGCCGGAGATCGCCCGGAACTGGGACCGCCAGTATTCCGGATCGGCTGGGTTCAAGGGCGGTCGGATCATGGACTTCGTCCTTACGAACCGGCGCATCAACAAGATCGTCGTCACGTGGAAGCTCAGCGGCAATGAGTTCTTCGGCTTCGTGCCGAACGCGAACTTCATCCGCCCGCTGATCGGGATGGCTGTGAACACCACGGCGATGGTCCGCACCAACCCGGTCGATGACTACAACTTCCTTGTCATGGGCGCGATGGGCCTCGACATCCGCTCCGACTGGAACGGGAAATCGGGTGTGTTTTACTCGGTGGTGGTGAACTGATCATTCCCTGAAGATGGCCTTTGAGACGGGCCGGCCCAGTGTCGGCCCGTTCGGTGAGGTCATGGCCAGAGAGCAAAGGAACACTGACATGAAGATCGAAATCACCGCAGGCGGCATCTTCGGTGCCAAGGGCGAAATCCCGGTCGGGACCGAACTGACGGTCAAGGAAGCCCCGAAGGGCTGGGCCGGGCGCTATCGCGTCATCTCCGGAGGCGAAGCCAAGGGCAAGGAGGCCGTGACCAACCCGGCCAAGGGCAAGGGCAAGGAGGCCGATACCAGCCTGAAGGCTGAGCATCATGGCGGTGGCCGGTTCAACGTCACTGAGGGCGAGACGGTGCATCTGACCGGCCTGTCCAAGGCCGATGCCGACGCTTTCAACCAGATGAGCGAGGATGATCGCCGCGCCTACGTCGAAGCCAGCAAGCAGGGCTAATTGCGATGGCTGGCTATGGGAGCGATGGGGAGTTCGAGGTGTGGCTAAGCGGGCAGGGGCTTTCTCTTCCCGCTGACGCGCCGGCCGTCGCCGCCCTGCGCCAGCGCGGTAGCGACTATGTGGATGCCACCTACGGGCCGATGCTCACATGCAGTTCGCCTACGGGCGGGTTCGATCAGGAACGGGCATGGCCCCGCACTGGACACCGGGTCAGCGGTCAGACGATTGCCGATGACGTGATCCCAACGGCGTGGGTGCGCGCGTCGTATCGCGCTGCCTGGCTTGAGGCGACCAATCCCGGATGGGCTTCGGGCTCAATCGATCCGAACCGTCGCGTGAAGCGCCAGAAGGTCGATACAATCGAGCGCGAGTTCTTCGACAGCGCAGCGGCGGCCGAAGGTGGCGTCACTGGCGTCGTTGGTAACGTCGATGCGGGTATCGCCGGCATGGTCACGCCGTTCCTCTGTCCTGAGATGGACGGGATCGGCATCGGCATCTGGTCGATCGGGCCATGAGCTTCTACGGTGAAATGGCCGACATGGCCCGTGAGCTGCTGGCGCCAGAGAGTGCCGGAGGTCTCGGGCAGGGCGCCATCACGGTGGTGCGCATTGAGCAAGAGCCGATGCCGTCCGACTGGCCCACATGGGAGCCGTGGGAAGGCGCCATTACCATCAAGACCTATCTCCTGCGCGGCGCAGTTTCTGGTGTGAGCAAAGAACTGGTCGACGGCACCAACGTCCTAGCGTCCGACCAGATGCTGATCTGCGCCGACTGGATGGCGCTGATATCGACGCGGACCGGCGATGACGATCCAGTCGCTTCGAACGTGGAGGTCCCGTTCGATCTCGTTGTGCCGGAGGTCGTGAATATCGATGGGCTGCCGTTCACCACGCTCCAGCGGGTTCCGATACCTGGCGCGGGTGTGAAGGCAGCGCACAAATTCATTATTCGAGGCTGACCGATGCTCAAGAGGCTGACAGCCCGTGAATTGCTCGAGCAGGTCGCAGCCGACTTCGAGCCGCAGGTTCGGCTTGCCTGGATCGAGGCGATTGATCGCATCCGGTCGAACATCGTCCTGAAGCGCATCGTGGAGAAGCTGGAGCGCGGAGACGTGGCTGGCGTGGTTGCTGATCTCGGCATCGACGACGGGGCTTTTGCCAAGTTCGAGCAGGCACTGGTGCAGGCCTACCATGCCGGCGGTATCGCGACGGTGGACACCATGCCTGCGCTGCGCCATCCGTCGGGCAACCGCGTCGTATTCTCGTGGGGTGTCCGCAACCTCCCTGCCGAACAGGCCATGCGCGATCATGCCGCTCGGTTGGTCACCGGTATCGTCACCGAGGCGCGGGACGGCATTGCAGCAATCCTGACCGAGAACCTTGCGCGCGGGCAGTCGCCATATGATGCCGGCAGGCTGATCGCCGGTCGCGTGAACCGCGTCACTGGCCGGCGCGAGGGCGGTCTTGTCGGCCTTTCTCGTCCACAGATGGAGACCGTCGCCAAAATCCAGCGCGCCATGCGCGAGGGCGACATGGCCTACATGAGGGACTACCTGACCTTCGCCAACCGCGACAAGCGGCTCGACCGCACGGTTATGAAGGCGATCCGTGAGGGCAGGGGCCTTGCTCCCGAAGAAGTCGAGCGGGTCACGCGTCTCTATGCCAACAAGGCACTGAAGTTCCGGGCGGATACCATCTCCATTCTGGAGACGCATTCGGCGCTGGCGCGTTCAAAGCGCGATGCTTACCAGCAGCAGATCAGCGAGGGCAAGCTTGACGCTGACCTCGTGACGAAGAAGTGGCGCCGGACGGTCAGCCGTGAACCGCGGATGGAGCATCTGGCGATGGCCTCCCAGCCCGCCATCCCGTTCAGCGCGAAGTTCACGCTGCCCGATGGCATCCAGTGCGACGGGCCGCATGATCCCAGCCTGCCGGCAAGGCATGTCGTGGGCTGCAAGTGCTCTTTGGACATTTCCATCGACTTCACGGGGCAGGCGTTGCGCAGGTATCGGGAGCGCACCGGTGGCTAACACCTTCTCGGCGGTGATCGAGGGTTGGACCCGGCGCGTGAAGGAGGCCGAGGAAGCAGTCTTTAAAGAGGCAGCACAAGAGCTGGTGAAGCAGCTCAACGACCAGGTCACGGAGATGATCTACGACACGCCAGAAAGCCCCGGCTACAAGCGCACCGGCTTCCTGCGAGCTTCATTGATGGCCTCGACCGAGGCGATGCCGCAGTTGATCCGCGATAACCCGGGCGTGACGGTCAATGCGGATGCCGGCGACGTGATCCTCGTCATCGCCGGCGCCGAGCTGGGCCAGACAATCTTCTTGGGCTACACCGCGAAATACGGAGCGATGGTCGCGCGTGGCACCTCCAAAATGGCACCCCGTCCTTGGGTCGACCTCGTTGCACAGCGGTGGCAGCAGATTGTGGCGCAGAAGGCCGCGGAAGTGAAAGCCCGCTTCGGGCTATAGGAGCGCCATGCCGACAGTCGAGACGAAGATCGCGCAGGCCATACAGGCCCGCGTGGCGAGCCTGCCAATACCGTTCGTGGTTCTGTGGACCGATGATGCGCCGGCAGCGCTACCGGCATCAGGCGGCCAGCCAGAGCCATACATCGTGGCGCATGATGAACCGAACCGGACGGTCCGTCACTTCATCGGATCGAGCGATCCACACCAGCGGCCGGGCCTCCTGCTGCTGACACTCTGCTGGCCGCTATCGAAGGTCGGGTCAGGATCCGGCAAGACGCACCGGGACGCGATCCGCGAATACGCCGGCCAGATCGGCGCGCACTTCCCGGTCGACCAGCCGATGGACTTCGACGGCGTCCGAGTGCGCGTTACGAAAGCCCCGGACGTCCTCGGGGCATATCGCGATGATGCCTATCTCAGAACGCAGGTGCGCGTGAGCTACCAGGCCTTCGCCTAACCCATTCCCGGCCATCCGGGTAACCCCGGCTCCCTTCGCGGGAGCTTTTTTCATGCCATTGAAAAGGAGCAACCGCGATGGCGATCCATACCAATGCGGACAGCAAGCTGTTCATTTCCCCGACTTCCGTGAACGTCGACACGATCAACGCGATGAACGACGCCTCTGCGGTCGCGTTCTTCGAGGGTATCAACGACTGGGTCGAGGTCGAGGAGCTGGAAGACCTCGGAGAACTGGGAGACACCTCGGAAGCGATTACATTCACGGCGCTTAACAACGCCCGCGTCCGGAAGCTGAAGGGTCCGAGAGACGCCGGCACGCAGACGATCGTCGTTGGCCGTGATCCTCTGGATGATGGACAGGAGGCGTTTATCGCTGCCGAGCGGACCAAGTTTGATTTCCCGATCAAGATCGAATTGGCGGATGCGCGAACGGCCGGACACAGCAACTCCGTGCTTTATTATGCTGGCATGGTCCAGGGCGCCCCGACCAATCTGGGCAACGTGTCCAACGTGGTGCGCCGCACCTTCACCGTCGGCATCAATACCGCGATCTTTGAGGTTTCCAGCGAGGAACTGGCTGCGCCCACGAATACGCTGGAGCCGTCGATTGCAGGCGTGCTGGATGAAGGCGAGGTTCTGACCGCCATCGACGGCGTGTGGACCGGAAGCCCGACGTTTACCTACCAGTGGAAGGCCGATGGCGCGAATATTCCCGGCGCCACCGCCAAGACCTACACGATCCAAGCCGGAGACGTCGGCAAGTCCATCTCCGTTGCTGTGACGGGGACGAATAGTGCCGGCGCCGCGACCGCCGAAAGCGCGCCGACCGCCGAAGTGCCTGCCTGATCCTTTCTGCGCAGAGCGGCCCGCCCTGTCGTCGGGGCAGGGCGGGCCAACCCCGACACCCGACATATCCCGATAGGTGAAACTATGAGCGAAGAACTCGACCTTTCCGATTTCGATACCGTCGATGAAGACGTCATGACGGTGAAGACGAAGGATGGCACGGAAACGACGTGGACCTGGACATTCGCTGGTCCCGGCCACCCGAAGACCGTCGAGCAATCCAACCGCCTTGCCAAGGAGCGGCTCCGCCGGGAGAAGGCGCAGGAACAGGCCGTGGTGAATGGCAAAAAGTGGAAGGCTGAGGATGAGACGCCGGACGAAGCCCTCGATCGGAACGTCAAGCTTGTGACTGACCGGCTTCTTGGCTGGTCGCCGATCAACCTGAATGGCACGCCGTTTCCGTACTCGGTCGAGAATGCCAATCTGATTCTGAAAGATCGGCGTAAGGGACATCTCCTCATTCAGGCGCTCGAATTCCTTGGAGACGAGGTGGCTTTTTCCGGGCGCTCGGCGACAACCTCCGAGCCTTCGCCGAGCGATCATTCGAGCTCGACCGGAACGAAGAAGGCCGCACCCGCCGGGACCGCCTGACATCGCGCCTGGAGCGGGCCATCCGCAAGAACCGGCAGGACATCGCCGAGCAGCTTCAAGCGGAGTTGGAATGCCCGCCGTTCCCTATGGCTCTTTCCTATCTCTGGCAGGCGTGGGTGAGACTACGCCGTCGGACGCCGGCAGGGGTCAATGGGCCGAGTCCCATCACAATCGAGGCGATTGACGCCTTCATCCGCCGCACAGGCCTGCGGCTCGATCCTGGCGATGTCCAGCTCATCGAGGACATCGACGACCTCTACCTGTCCAAGATGGCAGAACAGGCGAATGAGCGTGACAGGCAACAGGCGATGAAAGACGGACTGGGCCGGGCCAGCAAGCAGGGTGTCAGGAGAATAGCTGATGACTGACATTGCCCATCTCGGCTTGGCCGTCGATTATCAGGATGCCGACAAGGCGACTGTTGCGCTCACAAGAATGACCGCGGCGGCCAAGAAGGCGGAAGACGCGACAGCCGGCATTGCCGGCGCGTCGGACAAAGCCGCCAAGGCAACGGCGAACATCACTACTGCGACTGGCAAGGCCAGGATACAGTGGGAAACCGCCGAAGAAACGGCGGCCCGTCTTGGGATAAAAATCAAGGATTCCGCCAAGGCAGCGGATCAGGCGGCAAAGAGCATTTCCAATCAGGGCGCGGCTGCGAATGACGCCGCACAGAAGGTCACTAATCACGGCAATGCCGTAGATCAGGCGGGACGCAAGTCCGAACGTGCCTCTCTTGCCTCGCAAGGTTTCGCGCTCGCGCTGGGGAAAGTGAAACAGGCGCTGGCCGGCATCGTCTTGAATGCCATCTCGGTCGGCATCGGCATTCTCCTCGCCGAATTGGCGAAGATGGTCGACTGGGGCGCTCTCGCCGTTACAGCCCTCCATGGCCTGGCTGATGCCATGGAGGTCATCGCGCCATATGCGGTTGGCGCCGCCGCCGCTCTCGCTCTGATCTACGCTCCTGCAATTCTGGCAGGGGTCGGCGCGCTTGCCGTTGGCATATGGGGCGTCGTGAGGGCGTTGGGCGCTGCAGCCATCGCCTTTGCAGCCGCGAACCCGGCCGCCGCTTTTGTCCTCGGCATCACGGCGGCGATCGTGGCTGCAAACATCTTCAGGGACGAACTCACACAGATTTTCGGCCGGGATATTGTCGCCGATGCCAAGAATGCGGTGAACTGGGTAATCGGTGCATTCGTCGGAGGCTTCAACGCCATCAAAGCCACCTGGTCAGCTTTGCCCGCTGCCCTTGGCGATCTCGTCATATCCACCGCAAATGCGGTGATCGGCGGCGTTGAAGGCATGATCAACAAGGTTGCCGGCCTGATCGACGGATTCATCGGGAAGGTCAATTCCGCGATGAAGTCGCTGCCCTTCGGGATGGGCGACAATATCAATATCGGGACGATCGGTGAGTTTTCACTGGGCCGTCTTGGAAACCCCTATGCCGGGGCCGCAAGCGCGGCAGTCGATACGGCAAAGGGAGCGTTCGGCTCGGCAATGGGCACCGACTATGTCGGCGCCACCTATGACGCCGTCGCGAAAGGCGCTTCCGCTGCCGCCGACAAGGTCCGTGAACTCGCCGGGAGTTTTGGCAAGGTCGAGGATGCGTCGGGGAAGGCGGGGAGGGCCGCCAACGATGCGGCAAAGGGCGCTACGGATCAGTGGAAAGGTCTGAGAGAGACCGTCGACAAATCAGCCGAAGCGGCGATGAAGTTTGCTCGCGATCTCGTTGGAGGCTTTGTTTCTGATCTTCGGTCCGGTCTCGAGCAGGGAAAGAGCTTCTGGCGTGCGTTCGGAGATGCGGCGATCAATGTGCTGAACAAGATCGCCGATAAGCTCATGAATGACGTTCTCGACGCGATTTTCCAGGTCAACAACGCATCGACCGGTATCGGCGGTGGCGGCGGTAGTTTCCTAGGTTCCCTGCTTGGTGGGATCGGCAAACTGTTTGGGTTCGCCAAGGGCGGGTATACCGGCCCAGGCTCCGCCTCTCAGCCTGCCGGTGTCGTTCATGCCGGGGAATACGTGTTTTCCAAGAAGGCGGTTGACCGGATCGGGGTGAATTACCTCGATCAGGTTCACAGGGCGGCGAAAGGCTACATGGCGGGCGGGTTCGTTTCCCGAATGCATTCCCCAGCCAACAGCAATCTTCGCGGCTACGATGTCGGCGGTTACGTCGCGTCGGCCCCTCAGTATCATGGCAATGCCGCCGTAGCGCAGGGGCGCGAGGTAATCGAGATCGTCCTGCGCGATGACAGTGGGCGTATGGCGGAAATCGCGGACCAGCAAATCGAACTGGCATCTGGGCCGATGCTTCAGGTGTCCGTCAAGCAGAGCACCAGCATGAGCCGCAAGGGATTGCCGGGGGCCAGCGGCTACTACCAAAAGCGCGGGACGATCTGATGAAGCGAAAAATCATCGATCTCCCGCGTTCGTTTGGCCAGATCACGAACGACTGGATCATCAACGTCCGTGGCAAGTCTGCCGGGGACGGTGTTACCGGCACCGGCCAGGTGGCCTACGGCGCGCAACCCAGGTGGGAAACGACCATCGATCTTGCGGCCATAGGATGCGAAGGACTTCGGACATGGAGCGCAATCCAGAGCAGCATGCGCGGCCGGATCAATGTGCTGCGCGTGCCCCTCATTGATCTGTGCCCCGTCGATCTGGGCATTCCAGGTCTCGATGAATGGTCGATGAGCCATATCCCGCACAGCGATCAAAGCCCGTTTTCTGATGGCACCTACTATGCGCAGGAGCCGACCGTCGTGATGCCGTCGCTCCTAGAAGCGGGTGCCGAGGAAATGACCGTGGATACCTCGTCGGTGAATCATGTGCTGGAGCCGGGCATGTGGTTCTCGCACGACGACTGGCCCTATCGGGTCACCGGCATGTGGGAAGGTGAGGGTGGGGCAACGACCTTTGCTTTTGAACCGCCCTTGCGCCGTGACATTCAGCAGGGACACGAGATCACGCTTCAAGCAACCGCGCTCATGGTGTTTGAAACCGATCTGGAGGGCCGGATGCCGTTGGAGCGAGGCCGGCTCATCACGGCTTCCGTGAAACTGCTCGAATGGACGTCTCGACCATGACGATGCCGTCCGAGTACGATTTTCGATCGGAGAACGTCGGCATCATCAACCTGATCGAACTGGACACCACCGTCGGCGTTTTTCGGTTCCTGCTGGGCGATGACGGCTGGTTCAAGGATCTGTCCGGAAACGTTTGGGTCGGTTCGCGCCTGATAAGCTGCTCTGAGGTCGAGTTCTCCATCAATGGATCGGCGCCGGGCATCGAGCTGGGGCTGACCTTCATTCAGGATCCTGACGAACCTGATCTAATCTCCGAGGTCCGGGCGCTTGGGAATGACGTCATCAAGGATCGGGAAGCCCGGTTCCTTATCCAGTACCTGGAAGCGACCAGCGAGTTCTTCCGTCCCGTCTACCAGCCGCAGCTTCTGACGAAACGGAAGATGGTGAACCTCGGCTATTCGTTCGAGGGCCCGCAGATCAGGCGGATATCGCTGCAGGTGGAAGGGCCGTTCAATCTGCGCGCGAAGCCGGTCGGCGGCCGCTATAATACGGCGGATCATTCGCGGCGGCTGGGGCTGCCTTCCGGCGTTATAAACCCGTCGTTGGAATACATGCCGGTCCACGGTGTGGACGAGCAAAGTCTGTTCGGACTCTAGGCAAACAGCATCATGGACATCCTCTACGCCCATCTTCACCGGTGGATGGCGGAGCCTTTCGTGTGGGGAAAATCGGACTGCATGCTTGTGCTGGCTGACTACCTCATTGCGCTCGGCTTTCCCGATGCTGCCGCCAAATGGCGTAGTCAGTATGACAGCGCGCTCTCCTGTCAGCGCGTCAGCGGGTTTCTGCAAAACCCGGTCGGCGTGATGGGCGAGGCAGCTGCGTCCGTGGGCCTCCCCAAAACCGACGATCCCGACCGCGGCGATGTCGGCGTGGTGCGCATCCGCGACCAGGACGGCATCAAACTTATGGGCGCGGTCTGCCTCGGCAAAAATTGGGCGCTCAAAGGCGAGTACACCGTGGTCATTTGCAAGCCACTCGAAATCCTAGCAGCGTGGAAGGTCGACCGTGCGTAAGACGCTCTACGCCGCCTTCCTGCTCGGCACGACGGCACTCTATCCGTCGCCGGCGTATGCCATGCCGCCAGTCGTCGGATTTATCGGTGGCATCATCACGGCGTTGGGCGCTCCGGCCATTGGTGGTGCTATTGCGGGCGCCTTCGGTGGATTTTCAGCCGGAGCATTCGCGGCCGGTTGGGCATTCGCGGGCTCGGCATTGGGTGGCTTGCTGCTCAATGCTGCCTTGTCTGTCGGTATTTCGGCTCTTGCGACATTGCTGCGACCGCGGCCTGATGCGCCGCCCAATCCGGGTGCGCGCATGGTCAATATGCGCCAGCCGATCAGCTTTTTCGAACATGCCTATGGGCTGGTCAGGAAAGGAGGCCCGGTCAATTTCTGGCAGGCCAAGGACGGCAAACGCTACTATGACGTGATCCTGGCTGCCCGACAGATCAACGGGATCAGGCAGTGGTTTGCCGACGAGACGGAATTCACTGTCGACGGTAATGGTCTCGCACAGCAGGCGCGGTTCCAATCTGACGGCCGGTCAAGGTTGCGGGTTGCTGCCTTTCTCGGTGCGGCGGGACAGATCGCTCCGGCCCTCCTGGCAGATAATTTCCCGCAGTGGACCGCAGCCCATGACATGGCGGGGCTGGCCCATGTCGTTGCCGTGGCGGAAACGGTTAAGGCTGAAGACTTCTCAAAAGTCTATCCCGGTGGTCGCGAACCGGTCATCGCGCCCGTTGTCGAGGGGTATCTATGCTATGATCCGCGCGACCAGCAGACGAAATGGACCACCAATGCCGCGCTGATCATCGCGGACTGGATCACCTCGAAAGATGGCCTCGACCGGGAGGTCGACTGGAATCAGGTCGCCATTGAGGCGGATGTATCGGACGAGATTATCATTGATCGCAACGGCAATCCTGTCCCCCGATGGCAGCTTTCCGGCGTGTATTCATCAGCAGATGACCGTGACACAGTGCGCGCGTCGATGGGCGTTGCCTGCGATGCCTTCTTCTACGAGGACACCAACGGCATTGTCGGCTTCAATGTCGGCCGCTTTATTCAGCCCGATGTCGAGATCACAGATGATGATATTTTGTCGATCCAATACACGGAAGGGCAGGCCGGCACTGACATCGCCAATGCGTTCTCGGTCGAATACACGGAACCCGAGATCGGCTACCGTGAGGCGGCAAGTGCACCTTACGTGCTCGAAGTTCCGGACGAACCCTACGAGGAAGACAGCCTTCGCGTCTACTGGACGCCGAACCACAATCAGGCTGTTCGGGTTTCTAAGCGCCTGCTTCTGGTCTCCCGCGCCAAGTACAAGATCAGCGCCACGCTCAAATATCACGGCATTCGCCTGATCGGTAAGCGCTTCTTCCGCCTACGTCATGCCGAGTTCGGTAACCTCGATCAGGTTTTTGAAGTCGACAAGTTGAAGCGCAACGAGGACGGCATCACCTGGTCGATCGAGGCGCATTCGGTGCAGGCTTCAGACTTCGCGTTCAATTCGGCCGCGGAAGAACCAGAAAAGCCGAAGCGGACCTCGATCGAGATCTCATCGGAGGTTCCGGTTCCAACCGGTGTGACGGCGGTCAGCCAGCCTTATGCAGGATCTGTCGCGATCCGTGTCGAATGGGCAGCGCCACCCCGTGACAGCCTGCTGCATCAGGTGCGCTATCGTGTTGCTTCGCCGCCGGGTGAATGGACCACGCTCAACGCTCCGGTGGGCCAGAGCCACCAAAACATCCTCGGCTTGCTCGATAATCAGACCTACCATGTCCAGGCCCGGGCGATGACCAATTCCGGCAAGGCATCGGAGTGGCGGCCTGAACCGCCCATTGCCGTAACCGCTCGTGTCGATCCGGTGCCGCCGGGCGTGGTCACTGGCGTCAATGCTGTTGGCGGCGCCGGCGTGGTTGATATCGATTGGACCGCGCCCAACAGCCCGAACTATTTCGCCACCATCATCTATCGCAACACGGTCAATGACCTTGGGTCGGCTGCGTTGGTGGTTACCGAGTACGGCGCGCCAAGCGCCGCGGACAGTTGGCAAGACAGCGGCCTTTCGGCTGGCACCTACTACTACTGGCTGGTTGCGGCGAACCAGAGCGGCGTGCCTGCTAGCGCCGTTCCGACCGGCTCCATCATCGTCACCTGACCAATCCGACAACCTGACATTCAGCCCCTGCCTTGGGGGGGCGATTACGCATGGAGAACAGCATGGGGCAGATAGCTGATGCCTTCCGGCACGCATTCCGGGATTTCGTCACCGATGGCGTGCCGGCCAGCGGGAAGAATAATCCCGCGAAATCGGAAATCCGACCGATTGGCCAGATGATCGAGCAGGCCATCGGGGACGGTACGGGCAACGTCGATGCCAAGGTTGAAGCGGAGCGGGAGGCGCGCGAGCAGGCCGTTTCCGATCTGGAGGCCGCCGATGCTGCGCTTTCGGCCCGGATAGATGCAGTCCAGGGGGCGCAGCGGAAAGAGCCTGTCACCTTTGCCACGACCGGCAACATCACACTTAGCGGCTCGCAGACCATCGATGGCGTCGGTACGGGAAACGGCCAGCGCGGGCTGGTTATGAACCAGACGAACGCTGCGCAGAACGGCATCTATGTCACCAACTCGTCGGGCGCATGGACGCGCGCAACGGATGCCGACACCGAGGCCGAGTTGCTGGGGGCAATGGTCTATGTGACCGGCGGCGCCGTGAATGGGGGGCTTGCCTTCGGGCTGGCCACGAAAGAGCCGATTGTGGTGGGAACTACCGACTTGTTGTTTGTGCAAACGAGTGGTGACCCGGAAGGGCTCGCCGGGGCGGTTTCCGACCTTGAAGATGCCGTCACGGCAAGCACGGATGAAATCGAGACCGCCCGGCGCGGCACACAGACATTGGCCTCCGGAATAGAGGTTGCGATACCCGGTCGCGCCCTGCGCAGGCTCAAGGAGGCTGTCTCTGATCCGCTTACCCAATATGTGGGTATCGTGGCCATCGGTGATAGCATCACATGGGGATCTGGCGCGTCAAATCCCGGAACCTCAACGCCTCGTGACGGCACACTGGCTGACCCTCGAGCCAATTATGACTCTCCGAACTTTGTAAATCTCCTCAAGAGATATCTTCAAGAGACGTATCGGAGCGGACCGGGCTCATCCGAGAGCATCGGAAACTGGCCGGCATCCCCGAGCGGTCAAAGTGATGCGCTCTACCAGAAGATCAGCGCCGTCTATCCACGATATGGCAAATTCACCGTCTCCAATCTCGGAGCGACCGCGCCAATTTCCAACCAGCAGGATTCCCGCTCGCCCACTTACATGGTGCTGGGGTTGCCGCACAACATTCCAGGGCAGGACTACGGACACCAGATTGCCTTCCCCTTCACCGGGTCGATGTTCACTCTTTCGGTTCGGATCACTCAGGCCGACCTCTCGATGTTTTTCGACGTGCTGGTCAATGACGTGGTGGTGCAGACGGTCAACGCGCAGGAGGGCAACAACGGCCTCGTCGTCGATGCGGGGAACTTCGACCAGCAAATCCCGATCACGCTACCGGCGATGGTCCATGATGGCGTCGTGAAGATCAGGACAAAGCGGAACGGCCTGTCTGGAAACCGATACCTAAATGTCACCGCCCTGCGCATCCCGCGTCGACTGTCCGTTCGAAATCAAGGCATCAACGGTGCAACGACTGTCTCCTATCTGGCCAACAACATGGCAGGGAACCCGAACGGCCATGGGGTGGCTGTCCCCGCCAGCGACCGCTTTGTGTTCATCCAGCTTGGCGTCAATGACCGTGGGCGGGGAGTTCGGCCGAACGGGGTCAATCAATTCTATGAGAACCTGAACGCGCTGCTCGATAACGCTGCCCTCGACAGCAAGGAGGTCATCCTCATGATATCCAACCCGGTCGAAAACGAAGATCCCGCAACCTACAGCTTTACCCAGCAGGAGGTGCGCAACGTGATCTATCAGGTCGGACGGGAGCGGGACGTGGACGTCATCGACAACTATGCGATCTTTCGCGGGATGGATTTCGAGGAGTACACCACTGACGGTCTACACCCGAACGACTTGGGGCACAGCATGATCGCCGAAAACGTCATCCGGGCGATCGAAGGCGCGTAGTCACATTGGGGATTCGGTATAGTGGGTGTATGCGTCGTGCCTGCTTTGAAAAATGCGTCGAGCAATACCCGCTTCCGTCTTTATCTCCCAGTATTTTTCGAGAAAAGCATAGCCTCCGTCTGAAAGGGGTTTGGGTAGCCATGCAAAGCGCGGCACCCAATCTGATGATGGGACGCCGGCATCGTACCACTTATCAACACGCTCACAAAAGCGAGCGAAGGCTTCTTCGTAATTCGCGCCGGAGCAGGACAGGTCGTCGATGTCTTGAGTGTCTTCTATGAGTATCCGGCCGCTCTCAGCGTCGTGATTTGCTACTCCGCAATATCCCCGATAAGTCACCTCGACGCGCATCATGTGTGAGGACCTTCTTCCCATCAACTATTTAATGGCCCAGTCCGTCAGGAAGTCCCGCGTTTCTTCTTCCGTCATGGGGCGGTATTCCCAGTCGAGGCCATCTCTGGAAATCCGCCGCATGACGGGTCCGTTCTTGGATGAGCGAATCTCATGCCAATCGTTTGGCGATTGTCCGTAAAGGAAGCAGATCGCTCGGTGTAGAGCGATTTGGATGCGCTTGATCATCTCGTGCCCCGCTGCGGGTTTTAGATCTGACGAATAGCATAGCTGGCGCGGGCTGGCGAGCCGTCTCGATCCTGTCGGATAGCGCGCCGACCCGGCGGCTCCTGGGGTTGAAGCCGCCCGGCCATCTATCCTGATCGCTCTCATCTGACAATCTGAAAGGAACTGACATGGACCTGTCGCACGGCGACGGGCGGCTGATTATTGCCGTCTGCACGAAACATGGCCTGCTGCGCAACCAGTGCGCCTACGTGCTGGCCACGGCCTATCACGAGACGGCCGGCACCATGAAACCGGTGCGCGAGACGCTGGCGAGTTCCGACGCCAAAGCCAAGGAACTGCTCACCAAGGCGTGGAAGGCCGGAAAGATGAAGTGGGTGACGCGCAACTACTGGTCCGGCGGGTTCTTCGGCCGGGGATATGTCCAGCTTACCCATGAGGAGAATTACCGGAAGGCAGGGCAGAAGCTGGGCATCGATCTGGTCGGCAACCCGTCGAAGGCACTGGAGCCGGCCATTGCCGCCGAAATCCTTGTGCTGGGCATGCGCGACGGCTGGTTCACCGGCAAGAAGCTGTCCGACTACATCACCCTGACCAGGAGCGATTACACGTGGGCGCGCCGGATCGTGAACGGTACGGATCGGGCCGATCTCATTGCTGGCTACGCCAAGGCCTTCAACGCGCTTCTGCTGGCGGAAGGGTATGGCGTGGATCGTCAATCCCCTCCGGCCGAGCCCGCGCCGCAGGCATCCGCGCGCCAGCCGGCGCCAGCGCGCGGCTTTTGGGCCGTCATCCTCGCAATCATCACCAAGCTTTTCGGCAAAGGAGCCTGACATGGGGCCGCTTCTTCGCATCGTCGCCCGTGTAGCCGCGGGTGTCCTGATCGGCCGTGGCTGGGTCAGCCTCGATACTGTTGACCAGGTGTTCAACGATCCAGCCAGTGATGCCGCATTCGAGATCATTGCAGGCGGCATCGTGTGGGTGGGCACCGAGGGCTTTTACCTGCTCGCCAAGCGGTTGGGGTGGCGTACATGACCGGTCTGCTCACCGCGCTCATATCCGATGCCGGCGGCTATCTGATCGCGGCCGGCATCGGCATCCTCACCATCATCGCGACCTACCTCCGCGGCCGTGCATCCGGCGCGCTGCGGGAACGTGACAGGCAGGCAGCGAGTGAAAGGGACAGCTATGCTGAACATATCAAGGATATCGAGCGCGCTGCCGCTGCTGGCCGTGCTGTGCGGCCTGACGATGGCGGGATGCAGTCAGACCCCAACAATCGCGACAACACGCGCTGAATGCGCCGTCTGGCCGGTCGTCACCTATTCGGCCAGCAAGGATACCGCCCAGACGGTGCAAGAGGTTCGACAGGCGAATGCTGCGAGGGATGTGTGGTGCCGGAAATAGCTGATGCCGTCCTGTGCGCCGGCGTGATCCTGCTGGCTTTAATCCTCGTCGCCGTTGTTCGGAGGCCGCTTTGACCAGGGAAACAATTGCCGAGCGCCAAGTGCGGTTGGAAGAGCAGATCAAGGCGCTGGTGGCTGCCATTGCGACCCTCGTCGACCAAGGCAAGGAGGCAGCGGAAAGTCGGCGCCGTGGCTACCAGGCGCAGGAGGAAACACGGATCGAGATCATCAATATGAAGCACCGGCTCGATGGGCTTGAGCGCTCGGTCGAGGGGATCAAACCGACCACGGTCGAACTGGAGCGGGTGCGGGACCGCGTCATCTTCGCCGGAAGGCTTGGTCAGGGGCTTTGGACGATTGGAAAAATGATCCTCGCTGCGGCGGCCGGCGCTGCTTCGGCCTGGTACGCGATGACGGGCAGGCCGCCACCTTAATGCACATCGACCGAGCTAAGGTTGATAGTTTGCACTCGTCTGAGAAAAACGAAAAAGCCGCCCGAAGGCGGCTTGATGAGTGGGAGGGGCGGGGGAATCGATTTATGCGCAGCGAATAGCTCGCACGGATTGCACGACAAAGGCTTTCCGCTCTCCCTGCTTCGGGTTCGGGCGCGAAATCGTTTCGCGAATTACTGGGACGCGCAAAAGCTTATCCACGTGCTTTTGAACACGTTCCTCAAATCCGGTGGCCAGCTCAATCTGGCGATCTCTGTTAACTGGTTGTCTCATCTCAATCTAAGCCCCAGTTTCTGGATTGCATTTAATATGCCGACGATCGGTTATCAACGCGGTATCATGACACACGTTCCATCAGCCACATTTGCCTACCATGAAACGGGTCCGGTTGACCGACCGTAAATCCAGCCTCCGAAAACACACTAGCGACGGCGTGATATTTCCGCAAGGCCCTCATAGGGAGGTTCGGCGCGTAGGCATGCATAGTAACAATCTGTGGCGAATGTTGGTCGATTAGGATTTTTACACATTCGCAAATTCCCCATAAGCAGGCCGCACGGTGCTCCGTATTTGGGAAATGATTTTTCGTCTGTTGCCCATCCCATAGCTGATATGAACACTCTTCCCCATGGTCATATTGGATGATGCAGAAAACAATTTCAAACTCGCCAGGAGATGCGCCTCCTGGCGGAGAGAGTGAAACCATTAGGGAATATGTGTCGTCTGTTATGTCATCGTAACCCAATTGCGCCGTAACGACCCCTTCCGTTCCGTTGTACGCATGTTCAAACTGGATAGATGTCTCATCGCCCCAAAAAAGTTGAAAAGCCATTTCCCCCGACCGATATCGCTATTCCGTTCTGCTTATAGCCGCGCCTGCGGCAAATCGCCAGTCGCCCATCGCGCCTGACGATTTGGGAGGTAGCAAGTTTGGCAACAGGCCTGCCATCTAAAGGGTGGCGGGGCTTTCACGTTTCGGACGCTACTGGCGAGTAAACCCGCTGAGCAGGGCCTCGCCATCGTCCCGGTGCTCCCAGCAGTACCAGTGGGGCTGGGTGTGCTTGTTGATGCTGTAGCCCCAGCCGCCCCATTTCGAGCAGCCGGGATGCTCGCACCAGTGCTCATAGATGCCGGCCGGCGCTGTTGGTGCCTCACCCGGGAGGCGGATCGGATCGTCGCTCATCCGTATACCCTGACCATGTCGTCATAGGTGTAGCGGGTCGGAACCCAGGCGATCGGCTCAAAGAGTTCGTCGGTGGACATCAGCGCCCAATACTCCTCATGCTGCTCCGGGGTAGGGTCGTCCGAGTCGGGCCACCTGCGCCAGCGGATGTGCGCATATTCGTCGTTGGCATCCTTGGCGGCGATCATCCATTGCGCTTTGGCGTCGTCGTTGATCGGGTAGACGACATCCGCGGTCAAGAATTCCTCTTCGGCTGTCGGTCGGGTCATGGCGATGTGCCTCGCATCTCGTCACTCATAGCGGGTTGAGCGGGCCGATCAGGCCAGGATGGTCGGCGCCGCCTTTGCTCGTCGAGTTAACCTCGCGTCCGACGCGATAAAATTGCAGATCGCCGTCGAGGTCCTGTGTCAATAAATCCTTGGCGTTGGTGACTGATGTGGCCGGATCGAGCCACGCATCGTAGGCGGCAGGATCGAGGATGATCGGTTGCCGGCTGTGGAGTTGGCACATGGGCTCTTGCGCGGCTGCCGTCAGGATCGTGCAACTCGTGATGTCCAGCGCCGGATTGTACGCCCAGAGACCGGCGAAGCTGAAAGGCTTTTGATCCGGCAGATGGATAAACCACGGGTCTTTCCCGCTATCATCGGCCTTGGTCCATTCGTAGAAACCATCGGCAGGGATCAGGCAGCGCTTCGACCGAAAGCTGTCCCGAAAAGCTGGCTTTTCTGCCGCTTCTTCCGAGCGGGCATTGAACATCGCATATTTTGGGACCTCCTTGGCCCATCCCGGCACGAGCCACCAGCGACCCTCGCGGACCCGCTGGTAACCGTCGTCGCCGGCGGTGACGAAGAGGACGTCCTGTGTCGGCGCGATGTTGTAGCGCGCCTCGGTGTTCCGCCCGGCCTCCGAGACGGTCAGCCGGTACATCGCATGGATTTCGCGCCAGGTATGGCAGCGGGTGAAGCGTCCGCACATGTGATCGATTCTGCCATCGACTTATCTTGACCGCAATGGGTTCTTGTTCCACTTCTGTTCTCATGTCGAGAAAATGGAACAGCGTAGCAGAACTCGCGGCGGCCCTACGAACAAGGGCCGACGAAAAGCGCACCACTGTCCTTTCTCCGGAAACCGCGAGACTCATCGCGCTCATGCTCGAATCACCGCGCCAGCCTCGGGGTCGCTCCTGGATCGACGTTCATGCGCAGGGCAGTGCCATCTACAAACTCGATGCCAAAGGCGACATCGAGGAGGTGGTGGCATTCGCTAGCAATTCGATTGTCGCGCGGGCGGCCTTCAACGAGCTATGCGCGAGCTATCCGAGGTACTCGTTCTCTCAGCGCAGGAGGTCATGGGTGGAGGAGGAGCGCATTGTGGGGGAGGAGGAGAGCCGAACCAGACGTTGAAGAAGGGAGGCGACGCGCCAGGTTTAGGGTGAGGGTTGCCGCCCTATTGTCCACAGCGAGCGAAATGTGTGGATAGAGGAACAGCCCATGAACCTATTCCCCCGATTTTCCCCCACTTCCCCCTGCAAGTTCCTGCATCGTTCTGCAAGTTCCCGCATCTATCTGCAAGATTGAGCCTTGCCAAACTGACGGAAACCCTTAGAAAGCGCGCTGTGGAGAGGTGGCCGAGTGGTCGAAGGCGCTCCCCTGCTAAGGGAGTAGAGGTCAAAAGCTTCTCGTGGGTTCGAATCCCATCCTCTCCGCCATTGTCAACTGAAAAATCCATTATTTTCAAAGTGTTTGCGGCTAGGCGGTTAGCGGCCTGCTAATCAAGCCTGCTGGTGGCGGAGGGACGACTGAACAAGAAGGGCCGTGCCGTGGCATCACGGTCGAAGACCGGCCGGGGATTGACCACCGTGCCGATCTTCCTGCTGGTCCCGCAGGTCAGGTTGCCGAAGCGGCTGGACCTCGCGCGGGATGCCGAGCGGGTGCGCGATGCGGTGCCGGGGCTGATCGTGGCGAATGGGTGGAGCCTCGGTCGTAACAACGGGAGGTCGACATTCAGGGTCGATTGGCATATATTGCCAATCACCTGCATGGAGGCGCGCATGGCCACGCGAAACGTCGTTCTGACCGACACCCAATCCGACCTGGTCGACCGGCTGGTCGCTTCCGGGCGCTATCAGAATGCCTCGGAAGCCTTGCGGGCCGGGCTGCGACTGCTCGAACGCGAGGAAACCGAGCTTGGCGCGTTGCGTGACCGGCTGGCGACCGGGCTGGAGCAGGCCCGGCGTGGTGATCTGGCCGAGGGCAGCGGCGAGGAGGCTGTCCGGCGTGCCTTTGCTCGTGCGCGCGCCAGAACCTGATGCTCAAGCCGTGGCGCCTGACCCGGCAGGCCGAAGCATCGCTCGTCGACAGTGCGAACTGGACGGTCGAGACCTTCGGCCCGCGACAGGCCGCAGCCTATGAGGACGACCTGATCGCCCGCTGCGCGGAGATCGCAGCCGGTACGGCCATGTCGCAGGACTGCCGCCGGATCATCGACCCGGACTTGCCCGAGGATCTGCGGTTCACGCGCGCGGGCCAGCATTTCGTCATCTTCGTCGAGGATGCCGAGCAGGTGATCATCGTCGATTTCCTCCACGCCCGCTCGGACCTGCCGCGACGGCTCGCTGCCATCACGGAACCGAAACCCGACAGGGACCACTGAAGCCGGGCGGGTCCCGGACAACGGGATCGCCATGCCCTCCACTCGCGAAACCATCCTCGCCGCGCTGCACGCGCGGCTTTCGGCGCTGCCCGCCACCGCCCTGCGCGGTGAGGTGCTGCCCGAGCGCGTCCCCGCCGAAGGATTGCTGATCCTGCGCGACGGCGAGCCGGGGGAGCCCGAGGTGACGCTCTCGCCCTTGCGCTACCACTACCAGCACCGCGCCGAGGTCGAGGCGGTCGTGCAGGGAGCCGCCCGTGACACGGCCTTCGACACGCTCTGCGCCAGCATCGGCGCGGCGTTCGCCGCCGACCGCATGCTGGGCGGCCTCTGCGACTGGGTCGAGGCGGAAGCGCCGCAGCTGGTCGACCTGCCGGTGGACGGCGCGGCCAGCCTGAAGGCGGCCGTCATTCCTGTCATTCTACACTCCGCTTCGGACCCGCTTGGCTGATGCGGGTGCTGCGTTCGGCGGGGTGACAGTCCACCGGACTGTCGCCTGATCCGCCTCACTCCACGGCCGACCCGCTCGGCTGAACCCCTTCGACAAGGAGACCGACATGGCACGCGCCCAAGGGGCGCGAGCGCGGATGGCGCTCGCGTTCGAGACGACCTATGGCACCCCGCCCGGCAGCGGTTACACGAGGATGCCCTTTGCCAGCGCCACGCTCGGGGCGGAACAGCCGCTCCTGAACTCGGAGCTTCTGGGCTACGGTCGCGATCCTCTCGCGCCCATCAAGGACGCGGTGACCGCCGATGGCGATGTGGTGGTGCCGATTGATGCCGAGGCCTTCGGCTTCTGGCTGAAGGCGGCCTTCGGCACGCCGACCACCACCGGAAGCTCGCCTGGTCCATATACCCATACGTTTCAGTCCGGCAGTTGGACCCTGCCTAGCATGGCGATCGAGACCGCCATGCCCGAGGTGCCGCGCTACGCCATGTATTCCGGCGTGGTGCTGGACCAGCTCAGCTGGCAGATGCAGCGCTCGGGTCTGCTCACCGACACCGCTCGGCTGGTGGCACAGGGCGAGACGGTCGCCACGACCAGCGGCGCGGGAACACCGGCGGAGCTCGACCTGATCCGTTTCGGGCATTTCAACGGCTCGATCAAACGCAACGGCACCGCCTTGGGTAACGTGATCTCGACCGAGATCACCTATGCCAACAATCTCGATCGGATCGAGACCATCCGCGCCGACGGCATGATCGATGGCGCCGATCCCTCGATCGCCGCACTCACCGGCCGCACCGAGGTGCGTTTCGCCGACAGCACGCTCGTCAGCCAGGCGATCAACGGCACGCCTTGCGAGCTCGAGTTCTCCTACACGCTGCTCTCCGGCGAAAGCCTGACCCTCATGGCGCACGCGGTCTATCTGCCGCGCCCGCGGATCGAGATTTCCGGACCGCAGGGCGTGCAGGCCAGCTTCGACTGGCAGGCCGCGCGCGACGCTGCGCTGGGACGGATGTGCACCGCCGTTCTCGTCAACGACATCGAAAGCTACTGACCATGATCCGTCTCGACCTTTCCAGCGAGCCGAAATGGCTCGATCTCGGCTCTGGCCTGCGCCTGCACGTCCTGCCCGTCACCACCGCGATCATGGTCGCCGCACGCAATGATCCGGCGGTGGAAGCGCTACCCGAGGGGGCGAGCAAGGAGGAACAGGCGTTGGTGATGGCGAAGGCGGTCGCCCGCCGCGTGGTCACCGGCTGGGAAGGTGTCGGCGATGCCGACGGCAATCCCGTTCCCGTCACACCGGAAGGGATCGACGCGCTTCTGGACATCTGGCCGGTGTTCGAGGCCTTCCAGACCCGCTGCCTCGCGCCGCATCTGATGCTGGATGCGGAAAAAAACGGCTCCGCGCCCTCGCAGACTGGCACTTCGGCGGGGGCGAAAGCTACTGCGCGGCCTGCGAAGGCTCGTGCCCGGACTGCCCGGCGCGGCTGAACCGTCCGGAAACTCCGGAAGGTTGGCAGGTCTGGGATCTGGCACAGCGCCTTACCGGGCAGCTTCGCATCGCGACCGGCATGGGCGGGACCATGGTGCTCGGCTGGGACATGACGGCGGCGCTCGCGATGGCGCGGGCGCTCGGGCTCGATCTGCTGGTCGCTGCCGAATGCCTGCCCGAGATCGAGGCGGTGATGGTGCGCAAGCTCAACGAACAGATGGTGTCCAGTGACCGGCGGTCGCCGGGGCCGGAGCAATGAATCTGGTCCGCAAGCGTCGTCCCGTTCGTCAGGAATAATGACCCATGGCCCAGAAACGCGTCTCCGTCCGCCTCGTCGCTGAAGGCGGCCGGCAGGTGAAGACTGAGTTTCAGGGGATCGGCGACGCAGGCGAGAACAATTTCAGGCGGATCGAGCGGCAGGCCGACATCACCGGAGCGGTGGTGCGCCGGGTCATGGGCGTCCTCGGCGCAGCGATCAGCACGCGCCAGCTCGTCGCCTATGCCGACCAGTGGACCGACCTGCGCTCGCGTGTCGATCTCGCCACCGGCTCGCAGGAAGCTGGTGCGGCCGTCATGGACCGGCTCGCGTCGATGGCGCGCCGGACCTATTCGAGCCTGGGGCAGACCACAGAGTCCTGGCTCGCCAATGCCACGGCCCTGCGCGAACTGGGACTGACGACGGCGGAATCGCTGGATTTCACCGAGGCGCTGAACAACGCCATGGTCGTCTCGGGTGCGCGGGCCGAGCGCGCGGCCTCGGTGCAGAACGCGCTCTCGAAGGCCATGGCCCTCGGCAGGCTCAGCGGAGACAACCTCAACACCGTGATCCAGAGCGGCGGGCGGCTCGCGGAACTGCTGGCGTCCAAGCTCGGCACCACCGTCTCGGGCCTGCGCACCCTCGGTCAGCAGGGCGCGATCACCGGCGATGTCATCCGCACGGCGCTGATCGGCAATCTCGAGCTGCTGCGTGAGGAAGCCGACAGCATGCCGGCGACCATCGGCGACGCCTTCACGCTGATCGGCAATGCCGCCCTGCAGCTGGTCGGGACCTGGGATCAGATGGCGGGCGCCTCCTCGACGGTGTCCGAGGCGCTGATCCTGCTGGCCGACAATCTGGAGAGGCTTGCGGCCATCGGCATCGCCTTCGCGGCCTTCATGGCCGGGCGTTGGGTCGCGGGGCTCATTGCCGCCCGCGTCGCGACGCTCACGCTGTCGGGCGCGCTGACGCTGCTGCGCGGCGCCATCATCCGCACCGGGATCGGCGCATTGATCGTCGGCGCGGGCGAGCTGATCTACTGGTTCGGCCAGCTCGTGAAGGGCGCGGGCGGCTTCGGTTCGGCGCTCGAGCTGATGGGCAACGTGGCGCGCGCCGTCTGGGACGGGATCAAGACCACCCTCGGCTCCTTCGTGGATGACTTCCGGGCCATGCGCGCGGATATCGAGGCGATCTGGCTGCGGCTGATGGCCTTCTTGTCGAACAAATGGGCCGACTTTCTCGGCACCATCGGACCGACCTTCAACGCGGTCGCCGACACGATCGGTGCGGACGCGCGGATCGACTGGTTCGGGGCGCAATCCTATGCCTCGATGCTCGACCATGCCGCCAGCAACGCCGGCGCGATGGCCGACCGCTATCGCCAGCGGGCGGCCGAGACCCGGGCGGGAGCTTTCGACGGCGTGGGCGCGGCGATGCAGGCGCTGCGTGATGCGCTGAGTGGCGATGACAGCGAAGGCGCGCTGGACGATGCCGCTGCTTCGGCAGGTCGAGTGACGGCGGCTCTGAACGATACCACGGCCGCTGCCGGTCGTGCCGGCGCGGCCGGGCGCAATGCTGGCGAGCAGACGCGCGCCGGGGCCGAGGCCGCCGCAACCGGTTGGGCGGCGGTGAGCCAGACCCTGGCCGACTATGCAACGAAGGCGCGCGACATCGGCGGCGACATCGGCAATGCCTTGGTCGGGGCGTTCCGCAGCGCCGAGAACGCGATCGGCGAATTCGTGAAGACCGGCAAGCTGAAGATCAGTGATCTGGTCACCTCGCTGATCGCCGATCTGGCGAAGCTCGCCGCGCGGCGTTTCATCCTTGGCCCGCTCGCAGGTGTGCTTTCGGGCGTTCTGGGCAATCTCGGCGGCGGAATCTTCGCCAACATCCTGCACGCAGGCGGCATGGTCGGCGCGCCGGGACCGGGCCGCATAGTGCCCGCCATGGCCTTCGCCGGGGCGCCACGCATGCATTCCGGGGGCTGGGCTGGCCTCAGGCCCGACGAGGTGCCCGCGATCCTGCAACGCGGTGAGCGCGTGCTCTCGCGCCGCGAGGCAGCGGGCTACGGCGCCACCGCCGGCCAGACCGTCAATGTCACGATCAATGCCCGCGACGCCGAGAGCTTCCGGCAATCCCGCACACAGGTGGCGGCCGATATCGCCCGCGCGGTCTCGCTCGGCCGAAGGGGTATGTGAGGCATCGTCATGGCTTTCCACGAGGTCCGGTTTCCGGGCGATATCAGCCGTAGTGCACGCGGCGGACCGGAGCGACGCACCCAGATTGTCGAACTCGCCTCGGGCGACGAGGAGCGCAACGCCAGCTGGGCAAACTCGCGCCGCCGCTATGACGTGGCCTATGGCATCCGTCGTACCGATGATCTCGCGGCAGTGGTCGCCTTCTTCGAGGCGCGAAATGGCCGCCTTCACGGCTTCCGCTTCAAGGACTGGGCGGACTTCAAGTCCTGCCTGCCGTCGCAGGTGCCGGGCGCAACCGACCAGGTGATCGGCACCGGCGACGGTTCGACAACGCAGTTCCAGCTGGTGAAGCGCTACACCTCCGGCGCGCAGTCCTGGACACGGACCATCACCAAGCCTGTCGCCGGGACCGTGACCATCGCCCTGAACGGCACGGCTCAGGCTTCCGGTTGGTCGGCAACCACATCGACCGGCCTCGTCACCTTCGGCACGGCACCCGGTGCGGTCATCGCCGTCACGGCGGGCTTCGCCTTCGACGTGCCCGTCCGCTTCGACACCGATGCAATCGACGTCACCCTCGATCTCGAACGGCTCGGTTCGATCACTTCCATCCCGCTGCTGGAGATCCGCAGATGAACGACGAGCCCGGATTCATCGCTGCGGTCCTGCGCGATCTTCTCGCCTCCACAGCGGTGATCCTTGCCGCCTGGGGCGCGCTCGGCGGCGCGACCAATGCGCTGACCACGAGGATGCGCCTGCGCGATGCACTGCGGCACATCCTGCTCGGCGGGTTGATCGCGGCCGGGATGGGCAGCCTTTCCATGGCACTCGTCACCAGGTGGCTCGGCTTGCCGCCTGAGGCGATCCCAGCTGGCGGGGCAGCAGGGTCCGCGGCCTATCTCGTCGGCGTCTTCGGCCCGGCCTTCATCGAACTCGTCCTCGCCCGCCTGCGCGGCGCGAAGGGAGGGGACGATGAATGAGCTTCTCCGACTTGCGCGCTTCATTCGCTGCGAACCCACCGCCCCACGCCAGGCTTTCGCCCACCGCCTGCGCATCGGCCTCGCCATCGCCGCGCTGATCTTCCTGATTTCCACTTTCGGATAACGCCATGCACATGACCGACCGGGGCCTTCTGGCCCTCGTCCGGCACGAAGGACTCGTGCCCGGACCCTATCTCGATGTGAAACAGGTCTGGACCTTCGGCATCGGCCACACGGCCTCGGCTGGGTCGCCCGATCCGGCCAGGATGCCCCGTGGCATGCCCGCCGATCTCGATGCCGGTATCCGTGAGGCGTTCAGGGTCTTCAGAACCGATCTGGCCGCCTACGAGGCGGCGGTGCGACGCGCGGTGACCGTGCCGCTCGAGCCGCACGAATTCGATGCCCTGGTCAGCTTTCACTATAACACCGGCGGCATCGCGCGAGCCGCACTGACGAAGGCTCTGAACGCAGGCAACCGCGCGGCGGCGGCCGAGGCCTTCATGGGTTGGCTCAAACCCGCCGCGATCCGGCCCCGGCGCGAGGCCGAGCGCGATCTGTTCCGCCATGGCCGTTACCCCACCGGGACCATCCCGGTCTGGGCGGTCGACCGCAATGGCCGGGTCGATTTCTCGCGACCAATCCGGCGGCTGACCGAGAACGAGGCGCTCGCGCTACTGCGCCCGAAGGTGGCTCCGGCTCCGACGGCCGGCGACCCCATACCGATGGTGCCCGCTGCGCCCACGCTGCTGTCTCGCCTCATCGCATTCCTCACCACCCTGATCGGAGGACGTCCATGAACTGGAACCTTGCCCGCGGCCTCGTCTATCTGGCCTGTCTTGCCGCATCCGGCCTCGCCATGGCCGGGCTGGCGGATTTCGACCTCGCCACCGGCACCCTCGATATCCGGCCCTTCAATCTCTATGCCCTGACCGGCGCGGGCGGAGGCGTGGTGTCTTCGCTTCTGGCTTCCGTGGCGCTTCTGCGCGGCTGGGGGCGGAAGTGAAGTCCCTCTCGCCTGCTTTCCAGGCCCATCTCGACGAAGGCACGACCACACTGGCCTGGTGCTGGCGGATCGCGCGCGCCGATGGCACAACCTTCGGGTTCACCGACCATGACGGGACGCTCACCTTCGACGGCACCGGTTTCGAGCCCGAGAGCGGGCTGACCGCGTCGGAGGTCCGCTCCGGTTCCGATCTCTCCGTCGACGCGCAGGACGCCGAAGGCGTGCTGACCTCCGACCGGATCACCGAGACCGACATCCTCGACGGTCGCTGGGACAATGCAGAGGTCGAGGTCTGGCGGGTGAATTGGAGCGATCCGGCGCAGCGCGTGCTGATGCGCCGCGGGGCGATCGGCCAGATCCGGCGGGGACGGCTCGCCTTCGTGGCAGAGGTCCGTTCGCTTGCACATGTCCTCGGACAGACGGTCGGCCGGACGTTCCAGGCCACTTGCGACGCGGCGCTCGGGGACGGGCGCTGCGGCGTCGATCTGGACGCATCGGCCTTCAGGGGAACGGGCGTCGTCATTGATCTCCTGCGTGACCGAACGTTCACGGCTTCCGGCCTCGGCGCGTTTGCCGCCGGCTGGTTCACCTTCGGCACGGTCGAATGGACCAGCGGTGCCAATGCCGGACGGCGGGCAGAGATCATCGCGCATGACCTGACCGACGGCATCGCCGTGCTGACGCTGCTCGAAGCGCCGGTGCGCTCCATCGCCGAGGGTGACGGTTTCACCATCCGCGCGGGCTGCGACAAGCGCATGGAGACCTGCGGCGCAAAGTTCGCCAACACTGCCAACTTCCGAGGCTTCCTGCACATCCCCGGCCAGGATGCCGTCCTCCGCTACGCCACGAAGGACGGCGGTCACGAGGGAGGCGTGCTGTGACGCAACCCCTCGCATTGGCCGACCCCGCGCGCGTCATCGCCATCGCGCGGTCATGGCTCGGCACGCCCTACCACGACCAGGCCAGCCTGCGCGGCGTGGGCTGCGACTGCCTCGGCCTCGCCCGCGGGGTCTGGCGCGAGATCGTCGGCCCCGAGCCGTTCCCGATCCCAGCCTACAGCCGCGACTGGGGCGAGACCGGCCCGCGCGAGGTGCTGGCCGAGGGCGCGCGGCGCATGATGCCCGAGATCGCCCCGTCCGAGGCCTGTCCCAGCGCGCTGGTCCTCTTCCGGATGAAGCCCCGCGCCATCGCCAAGCATGTCGGGATCCTCACCGGCCCCGACAGCTTCATCCACGCCTATGAGCGGCTCGGCGTGATCGAAGAAGCGCTGACGCCGACATGGCGTCGCCGCATCGCCTTCGCCTTCCTGTTTCCCCGCCCGGCCGCATCCGAGTGCAAGAAGGCTCGGCGCAGAAGAAAGTCCTGACCTGTGGCCACACTCGTTCTCGGTGTCGCTGGTGCCGCCATTGGCGGCAGTATCGGCGGCGCGATCCTCGGCGTCAGCGCCGCCACCATCGGTGGCTTCATCGGCTCCAGCATCGGCTCGGTTGTCGACAGCTGGATCATCTCGTCGCTGGCGCCGACGCAGCGCATCGAGGGCGTGCGGCTCGACACGCTGCGAGTCACTGCGTCCACCGAAGGGGCCGTGATCCCCCGGCTCTACGGCCGGATGCGGATGGGCGGCAACATCATCTGGGCAACGGATTTCCGCGAGGAGACGAAGACCAGCACGCAGGGCGGCGGCAAGGGCGGCGGGGGCGGCAAGGTCAAGACGACCGAGTATCTCTACTACGCCAGCTTCGCCGTGGCGCTCTGCGAGGGGCCGATCACCGGCATCGGCCGCATCTGGGCCGACGGCAAGCCGATGGACCTCTCCGGCGTCACCTGGCGCTGGTATCCGGGCGACGAGGCGCAGACGGCCGATCCGTTCATCGCGGCCAGGATGGGCGCGGCGAACACGCCCGCCTATCGCGGCACGGCCTATGTCGTCTTCGAGGAACTGGCGCTCTCGACCTACGGCAACCGCCTGCCGCAGCTGTCCTTCGAGGTGTTCCGGCCGCTCGCCGATCCCGACACCGCCGAGGGGCTGACCCGTGTGGTCACCATGATCCCGACCTCGGGGGAGTTCACCTACGCGACGCAGGCCATCCGCAAGACCGATGGCGGGACGACAAAGGCGGAGAACCTGAACGCGCTGGCCGACTCCACCGACATGGTGGAGTCGCTGGACCGGCTGCAGGCGATGGCGCCCGCGGTCGAGAGCGTCAGCCTCGTCGTGGCCTGGTTCGGCGACGACCTGCGGGCGGGATCGTGCAAGGTGCGGCCGGGCGTCGAGGTGTCGGCCAAGTCGACCACGCCCGCCAGCTGGTCGGTGAATGGCGTCAGCCGCGCAAGCGCCTTCCTGGTCAGCCGCGACGACCAGGACCGCCCGGTCTATGGCGGCACGCCGTCCGACTTCGCCGTGGTGCAGGCGATCCAGGAGATGAAGGCGCGCGGGCTGCGCGTGACCTTCTATCCTTTCATCCTGATGGACGTGCCGCCCGGCAACACGCTGCCGAACCCGTATTCCGACAACGCTGCCGAGATGGGCCAGCCCGCCTTCCCCTGGCGGGGGCGGATCACCTGTTCGCCTGCAGTGGGGTTCGCCGGGACCGTGGACAAGACCGCCACGGTGGCAAGCCAGGTCGCGGCGCTGTTCGGCGCGGCCACGCCAGCGAATTTCAACGTCTCGGGCCAGTCGGTCGTCTGGACCGGCCCATCGGGCGACTGGGGCCTGCGCCGCATGGTCCTGCACTATGCCCATCTCTGCGCGGCCGCAGGTGGGGTAGACGCCTTCCTGATCGGCACCGAGATGCCGGGCCTCACCACCATCCGCTCGGGCGCATCCACCTATCCGGCCGTGCAGGCCTATCGGAATCTGGCCTCTGATGTCCGGTCCATTCTCGGGGCCGGAACGAAGATCGGCTACGCTGCCGACTGGTCGGAATATTTCGGGCATCAGCCGGGCGACGGCAGCGGCGACGTGTTCTTCCACCTCGATCCGCTCTGGGCCGATCCGGAGATCGATTTCATCGGCATCGACAACTATATGCCCCTGTCGGACTGGCGGGACGGGTTCGAGCATGCCGACGCTACCGCAGGCTGGCCTGCGATCTACGACCGGGCCTATCTTCAGGCGAACATCGCGGGCGGCGAAGGCTTCGACTGGTTCTATGCCTCGGCCGCCGATCGGTCCGCGCAGCTGCGGACTCCGATCGCCGATGGCGCCGCTGGCAAGCCGTGGGTCTTCCGCTACAAGGATCTGCGCGCCTGGTGGTCGAACCCGCATTACAACCGCCCGGGCGGGGTGGAGAGCGCGACGCCGACGGCATGGGCGCCGCAGTCGAAACCGATCCGGTTCACCGAGCTCGGCTGTCCCGCCATCGACCGGGGCACCAACCAGCCCAACGTCTTCTTCGATCCGAAGTCGTCCGAGAGCTTCACGCCGTATTTCTCGCGGGGCTGGCGCGACGATGCGATCCAGCGCGCCTATCTCGAGGCGAGCTATCTCTGGTGGGGTGAAGCCGCGAACAACCCGGTCTCCGTCGTCTATGGCGGCCGGATGGTCCATGTCCCGGAATGCGCCGCCTGGACCTGGGATGCACGGCCCTATCCTTTCTTCCCGGAACTGACCGGCGTCTGGACCGACGGGCCGAACTGGCGGCTCGGACACTGGCTGACCGGTCGGCTCGGCGCGGTGTCGCTCGCAGCACTCGTCCGGCACCTCTGCCTGCGCGCAGGGATGCCCGATGACCGGATCGATGTCACCGGGCTCTGGGGCGCGGTCGAGGGATACGCGATCGGCGCGCTGGAAAGCCCACGCGCCTCGATCACCACGCTGTCGCGGCATTTCGGCTTCGACGCGGTGGAGACCGAGGGGGTCATTCGTTTCATCATGCGCGGCCGGGCCTCCGTCGCCACCATCGCGCCCGACGAGATGGTGGCCACCCGCGAGGGTGACGTGCTGGAGCTGACGCGGGGCCAGGAGACCGAACTGCCGCAGGCGCTGAAGTGGCAACTGGCCCGCGCCGACGAGGACTACGACGCCGCGCTCGTCGAGGCACGGCGCATCACGGTCGACACGGCGCGGATCGCATCGGAGAGTTTCCCGACGGCGGTTCCGCCGGAAGAGGCGGAACGCCGCTGCCGTCGTGCGCTGCTCGAAGCCTGGACCGGGCGCGAGAGCGCGGCCTTCCGCCTTCCGCCCTCGCGGCTGGCGCTCGATCCCGCCGACGTGATCCGGCTCGCCCATGACGGGCGGGAGATCGAGTTCCGTCTCGTCTCCGTCGCAGATGCCGAGGCGCGCGGAGTGGAGGCGATCCGCCAGGACCGCGTGACCTACGATCTGCCGCCCGGCGATCCGCGTGCGGCCTCGCTGACGCGCCCGGTCGTGTTCGGTGCGCCCGACGCGATATTGATGGACCTGCCGCAACTGACCGAGGATCAGCCTGCTCATCGTCCCTTCGTCGCAGCCCATGCCGTTCCATGGCCCGGCGAGATGGCGGTGTTTCGCAGCGGCTCGTCCGATGGCTTCGAACTGCTGACCACCTTCGGCGGTCGGGCGAGGATCGGCGTCCTGGTTTCGGATTTCTGGTCGGGACCGACCGCGCGCTTCGATCTCGGCAACGTGCTGGTGGTCGATCTGCTGTCGGGCACGCTGGAGAGCGTGACCGATCTGGCGCTGTTCGGCGGCGCCAACGCACTCGCCGTCGAGAGCGCACCAGGCATCTGGGAAATCGTGCAGGCGGGGGCGGCCGAACTGATCGCACCGGGGCGCTATCGTCTCACCCGACTCCTGCGCGGGCAGCGCGGAACCGAGGGCGCCATGAGCAATCCGGTCCCGGCCGGGGCGCGGCTCGTGGTGCTGGACGCTGCGCTGGCGTCACTGCCGATCGCCGAAGCCGATCTCGGGCTTCCCTGGAACTGGCGTATCGGTCCGGCAAGCCGCCCGGTCAGCGACGAGACCTATGTTGCCGCGAGCTTCACGCCCGAAGGCAAGGGGCTCCGGCCGTTCGCGCCGACCCATGTCGAGCAGCCATGGCGCCGGGCGCGTGTGCCCGGCGATCTCACCATTCGCTGGACGCGCTGTGACCGCTCGCTTGTCGCCGACAGCTGGAACGCCGCCGAAGTGCCGATGAGCGAGGCATCCGAAATGTATGTCGTCGACATTCTCGACGGTTCAGTGGTCAAGCGATCCTTGACCACTGCTGCCACCAGCGCCGTCTACACTGGCGCCGACCAGGCCGCCGATTGGGGTGCGCCGCTCGAGCCCGGCGATGCGCTCACCATCCGCATCGCCCAGATCGGGCAGTTCCTCGGCGCCGGCGCTGCGCTCACCACCACCCTGGTTCTGACCATCGGAGACATCCATGTCCGACACCACGGCGCACCTGGCGCTGCCCTTCATCATGGCCGCACAAGCCCAGAAGCATGTCACCCACAACGAGGCGTTGCGGATCCTCGACGGCATCGTGCAGTTGTCCGTCAAGGATCGCGACCTGACCGCGCCGCCGGGAAGCCCCACAGACGGTGATCGCTACATCGTCGGCTCCGGCGCCACCGGCGACTGGGCTGGCTGGGACCTGAACGTCGCGCTCTTGACCGATGGCGCCTGGTTGCGTCTACCGCCGCGGGCCGGATGGCTTGCATGGATCGAGGACGAGGCTCTGCTGCTGGTCTACAACGGCGCGGGCTGGATTGGCACCACACCGGCGGCACTGCAGAACCTTGCCCTGCTGGGCCTGGGCACCACGGCGGATGCGTCCAACCCGTTCTCCGCAAAACTCAATGCCGCGCTCTGGACCGCGAAGGCCATCGCCGAAGGCGGCACTGGCGATCTGTTCTACACCATGAACAAGGAGGCCGCCGGTCGCGACCTCGGGCTCACCCTCCAGACCGCCTATGTCACCAAGGCGCTGATTGGCCTCTTCGGTTCGGACAGGTTCCGGCTGGCGGTCTCCGCCGACGGCAGCACCTTCTTCGACGGGCTGATCGTCGACAACGCCACCGGCATCGTCGACCAGCCCCGGCTGCCACGCTTCAAGGGCTACACCAACTACGACAACTATGTCGCCGTTGACATCTGGACGAAGATCGCCATCAACAACACCGACTACAATGACCAGAGCGCCTTTGAGGCCGCCAACAACCGCTTCGTCGCGCCGGTCGCCGGCACCTACCTCTTCGGCGCCACGCTGCTTTACAAGGTCAATTCCAGCACCACGGCGCGCATGCGCGGGCGGCTCGTGCTGAACGGCTCGACCGAAATCCGGGGATCACGCGGTGAAATCTCGGGCGATCATGTCTCCGAGGCAACCGCGCTCTGGCTGCAGACGATGATGGTGCTCAGTGTGGGCGACACTGTCGAGTTGCAAGGCACGTTCCGCGTGGCGGATGGGTATTTTGCCGCCGATCATACGTCTTTCTGGGGCTGCAAGGTCGGGTGA